ACAATGGAAAATGGAATGAACAAGAAGGTGACCGAACCGTACCTGGTGGATGCCCTCAGTTTTACGGAAGCGGAAGCACGCATCATCGAAGAGATGACGCCGTTCATTTCGGGAGAGTTCACCGTATCGGACATCAAACGTGCCAACTATAGCGAATTGTTCCCCAGCGAAGAGGAAGTTGCCGACCGCTGGTTTAAATGTAAACTGGTTTTCATCACACTGGATGAGAAAAGCGGTGCGGAGAAGAAAACCCCTACCCTGGTATTGGTGCAGGCTGCCGACCTGCGCGACGCGGTGAAGAAACTGGATGAGGGCATGAAAGGCACAATGGCCGACTATCAAATTGCATCGGTAGCGGAAACGGCCATTATGGACGTATATCCGTACAGTGCGGAAGAACAGCCTTCCGATACCATCAACGAGAATGCAAACTCACCGGTAATCAGAAACTTCATTCAATCGCTTCCCGAAGGATGCAAAACGACCATTACCGTTTCCGGGAAAAGAGTGGTAGTTGACAAAACCGGCAAGGACACAGTAGTAAAACCTCAAACGGAAGAATGCGATAAAAATGAGATACGAGGAGATGATTGAACTTGCGGAAAAAAACAAATCCCGCAAGAAGTATAGGAATGACGAGCATAAGCTGCAATGCGCCTGCATACGCTGGTACAAGCTGCAATACCCCAAGTACGCCCACAACCTTTTCTCCGTACCCAACGGAGGAAGGCGTGACGCCGTCACCGCCGCAAAGATGAAAGCCGAAGGCGTGCTTGCCGGAGTGTCCGACCTCATCCTGCTCAAGAGCAACCGCTTCTACGGCGCGTTGCTCATCGAGATGAAGACGGACAAGGGACACCAGTCTCCCGCACAAAAGGAGTGGGAAACCAAGATTACCGCCGACGGCTACAAGTACGTCGTATGTCGTTCGCTCAACGACTTTGCAAATGCGGTCAACAATTACCTCAAAGACCTATGAAAGCGAAAAAGAAAGAAAAAGAAAAGGAGAAGCAACCCCACGTGCGCTGCGCGGAGTGCAGGCTTGGAAAACCCATCAGCACCCCGTTCGGCGACCCGCCATTGGTGCAGTGCAGCCACACGCTGCTTGCACGGGTTGCCAATTCAGCCAGGCAGTGCGGAAACTATCTGGCGAAAAGGAAAGGAACGTGAGCCATGGAAAAACAAAAAGAACTGAAAAATTACTTTCCCCACGACAGCAACGCGCGGAACTCAGACAAACTCATACGGCTGCGCATGAAGCACAAGGCTGCAGGCTATGGCGTTTACTTCATGATTCTCGAACGCATGCGCGAGGACAACAACTACATGAGTGTCAAAGATTACAACATGATAGCCTTTGACCTTCGTGAAGACGCTTCGCTCATCAAGTCCGTTGTTGAAGATTTTGGGTTATTTGTCTTTACCGAAGACGGTAAGTACTTCTACTCCGAAAGCTTCAACCGAAGAATGGTCTATAAAGACGAGAAATCGCAACGACGCTCGGAAGCCGGGAAGAAAGGAATGAGTTCAAGGTGGAAGAAAGATAACGATGATATAACAACATCACCGCCATCCGATAACAAAGATATAACAATGTTAGACAAAACAGATAACAATGTTATAACAAAGGCATCGCCATCCGATAACAATAATAATAAAGGAAACAATACAATAGGAAAGGATAATAAATTATCCTCCCCCCTACCCCCCCAAGGGGAAGGAGGAGGAGATTATCTCTCTTCAAGTATGTCCCAAAGGGATGGCATAAAACGCAATCTGGAAGGGCTGTGCATGGAAATGAGACGCCTCGGCATATCGCAGGGCGAACAGGACCGGATAATGAAGCTCTCCAACTACGGTGAATTGGGGCACCCCGTATGGACCCTCATACGGCAGTGCGCCGACAGCATAAGCAAATCCAGCTTCGACAAGTCGCGCATCAAGATGCCCGGACGGTACATCATCTCAAAACTGAAGGAGGCGGCCAATGGAAGCTAAGGAGTACGTCATACAAATCCAAGACAGCTATCTTGCCGAACTCATTTTCCACTGGATCCAGTACGACAAGCCCTGCAAGCTGCTCTTCCAAAAGCCCAAAAGCGACAACCTGACCGCCATACGGCTGATGATAGACGGCAACGAGACCGCCTCGTTTGTCCTGCAACTGCGCAAGGCTACAAATTGCCGGGTTTACGAGAAGACACCGCAAGGAATGATACCGCTTGACTTATAACAATCATCAACAAATTAACCATGAAAATAGCCCTCCTACCGGTTGACAGCCAATATCCCAACCTCGCACTGATGAAAATCGCCCGATACCACAAGCAGAAAGGCGATGAAGTGACTTGGTACAGTCCGTTCGACCACCACGACCTGCTCTATATGGCGAAAGTGTTCAGCTTCACGCCAGACTACTTTCAATGCATCAGCAACGCCGACCGCATCGAGCGGGGCGGCACCGGCTACGACATTGCCAAGATACTGCCTGTGGAGATAGACCGCCTGCAACCCGACTACACCATCTATCCCGGCATAGACCCGCATACGGCCTACGGATTCCTGACACGCGGATGTCCCAACCGCTGCAAGTGGTGCATCGTTCCGCAGAAAGAAGGACGTATCGCCCCCTATATGGACGTGGAGGAGATAGCCGTGGACGGACGGGACAACCTCGTGCTGATGGACAACAACATTCTGGCATCGGACCACGGCCTTGCCCAGATAGAAAAGATTGTCCGCCTGAACGAAGAACGTCGGCGTATGCGCCATCCGCTCCTGAAGGTGGACTTCAACCAAGGTCTTGACGCGCGGCTCGTAACGGACGAAGTGGCCAGCCTGCTTGCCCGTCTGCGGTGGATAAAGCGCATCCGCTTCGGTTGCGACACCCAGGCACAGATAGCCGAATGCGAACGGGCCACCTCGCTGATAGACAGATACGGTTACCGTGGCGAATACTTCTTCTACTGCATCCTGCTCGACGACTTCAACGAATCTTTCTTGCGGGTCAATCACTGGAGAGGTAAAGGTGGGAGATTCCTCCCACACGCACAACCATATAGAGACCCACACAATCCGTCGCAGATTATCCCGATGTGGCAGAAGGATTTGGCCGGTTGGGCTGATAAGAAATGGGTGTTCCGCACCTGTGAGTTCAAGGATTTTGCCCCAAGGAAAGGGTTTAGATGCGAACAATATTTTAAATGAATTTATAATTATGAACAACAACGAGACAATCAAAGGCTACAATGAAATCACTCAAGGAAATACTCAAAAACTTAGAAACCCTGCCCGACATCGAACTGTTCGTCATTGACCTGTTCTGTGGTGCCGGAGGCTTGTCCGAAGGTGTGGAAGAGGCCAGGATAATGGGAAGGAAATGCGCCAAGGTGGTGTGCTGCGTGAACCACGACAAGAACGCCATCCTTTCGCACGATGCCAACATACCCGACGCGCTCCACTTCATCGAGGACATACGAACGCTGGAACTATCTCCAATCAATGCCATTGTGGAACGCATCAGACAGCTCTATCCCGATGCCATGGTCATGCTTCATGCTTCTCTGGAGTGTACCAACTTCTCAAAAGCAAAGGGCGGTCAGCCACGCGATGCGGACAGCCGCACATTGGCAGAGCACCTTTTCCGCTACATCGATGTGATAGACCCCGACTATATCCAAATCGAAAATGTGGAAGAATTTATGAGCTGGGGAGATATGGACGAAAACGGCAAGCCTATCTCAATGGATAAAGGAAGACTTTATCAGAAGTGGGTACGCAACGTGAAAAAATATGGTTACAACTTTGAACACCGTATCCTGAATGCTGCCGACTTCGGCGCCTATACCACAAGAAAACGCTTCTTCGGCATCTTCGCCAAGAAAGGGTTGCCGATTGTATTCCCCGAACCAACTCATTGTAAAGGCGGTAGGCAGGATATGTTCTCCAAATTGGAGAAGTGGCGTCCAGTCAAAGAGGTTTTGGACTTCTCCGATGAAGGTACTACCATTTTTCGGGGAAAGCCTTTGGCAGAGAAAACGCTTGAACGTATCTATGCCGGATTAATCAAATTCGTGGCTAGGGGAAAAGATGAGTTCATGATTAAGTGGAACAGTATGAGCCGGAACGGGAAGTATCAAGCACCTGGAATTGACGAACCCTGCCCAGTAGTATCAACGCAAAACCGCTTGGGAGTAGCGCAAGTTTGTTTCCTCTCCAAACAGCTCAGCGGACATCCCGAAAGCAAGAATGTGTCTGTGGAAGAGCCTGCCGGAACAATCACTTGTAAAGACCACCATGCTTTTGTATCTGCCTACTACGGAAATGGACATAATCATTCGGTAGAACTTCCTGCGCCAACGGTCACAACGAAAGACCGATTTGCATTGATAGAAAGCCACTTTCTGGATATGCAATACGGTAATGGTACACCTGCATCAATCCATGTTCCGGCTGGTACAGTAACGACCAATCCGAAGTTTAACATGATTACTTGCAAGCCATGGATAATGAAGACCGCTTTCTCTAATATCGGAAGCAGCATAGAGGACCCATCCCAGACCATTACGGCTAATCGCAAGTGGCACTACCTGATGAACCCGCAATTCCGAAGTGCAGGCGGTTCAATTGATAACCCTTGTTTTACTCTTATTGCCCGCATGGATAAGATGCCGCCTTATCTGGTTGCAACTGAAACTGGTCAAGTGGCAATCGAGGTTTACGACACCGACAGCCCTATGACCCGAAAGATAAAGGAATTTATGGCATTGTACGGAATAGTGGATATAAAAATGCGTATGCTCCGTATTCCAGAACTGAAGCGTATCATGGGATTTCCAGAAAGTTATGTTTTGATTGGTACACAGGCTGACCAAAAAAAGTTCATCGGTAATGCAGTAGAGGTGACGCAGGCAAGGAAGAATACCGAAGCTTTGTGTGAGAAGTTAAAAGAATTGAGGTTGAAGAAATTAAATGAGGTAGCATAATGGAAACTGAAAAACTCATATTAGATGCTTGTTGTGGTAGTCGAATGTTTTGGTTTGACAAGCAAAATCCTCTTGCCTTATTCGTTGACAGACGTTCGGAAACAGTAACGGCCAAGGACAGAGATAAGACAAGAACCATAGGGATAAAACCGGATATAATAGCCGATTTCACTAAATTGCCGTTTGAGGACAATTCTTTCTACATGGTGGTGTTTGACCCACCGCATTTGAAAACACTTGGTGAAACCTCATGGATGGCAAAGAAGTACGGTAAACTACCGAAAGACTGGCAGTCACTCATACACGACGGATTCAACGAATGTATGCGCGTCTTGAAGCCTAACGGTACACTTGTATTCAAATGGAACGAGAGTGAGATAAAAGCTGTGGAAGTTTTGTCGGTTATCCCGTTCAAACCTCTTTTCGGACATACTACCGGAAGACAGAGTAAGACAATATGGATGTGTTTCATGAAAAATGAAGTATTGAATTATGCCAATAAGTGAAGTATATAACATGGATTGTATGGAATACATGAAAGGTATTCCGGATAAATTCTTTGACTTGGCGGTTGTTGATCCTCCGTATGGAATAAACGCTCCGAATATGGCGATGGGAACCAATATGAATCGTAAGCATAACGGTTATAATGGTGAAAGTATCGCTCAAAGATTAAAGAAAGGTCGTTTGAATCAAGGAGCAGGAAAGTTAAAACATAGAGCATTGAATACTATGCAGTGTGAATGGGATTTTCATACACCGCCAAAAGAGTATTTCCAGGAGCTATTTAGGGTAAGTCGCAATCAGGTGATATGGGGCGGTAATTATTTCCATCTGCCGCCTACCCGCGGAGTCTTATGTTGGGACAAGATGCAACCGTGGGATAATTTTTCCCAATTTGAACTTGCATGGACTTCATTTGATTGCCCGGCAGCTATCATCCATCTATCCAATACCGGAGGAGCAAACAAGGAAGCCAAGATTCACCCCACACAGAAGCCGATAGCGCTTTATCATTGGGTCTTTAAAAAGTTTGTAAAGTCAGGGGATAAGATACTTGACACCCATTTGGGAAGCGGAAGCTCCCGCATAGTGGCTTATAAGATGGGGGGTTGATTTCTATGCTACGGAGATAGACAAGGAGTATTTCGAATCGCAGGAAAAGCGATTTCTTAGAGAATGTTTAGGTGAAATAAGAACAAAGAAAGGAGCTTTGGTACAAACAAGTCTATTTGACGTATAAAACAGAGGTATATGAATATCCACCAGATAATTCCCCGTTCAGATTGCACCTCCTTCGCCAAGTGCGGCAAGCATTCCCTTGCCTATTGCCGGAGGTACGGCGCATCCGAATGCGGACCATGCGAAATTGTGAAGAGAAAGCCCCGTAACCGGGTAGTGGTTGACGGAGTAGAGCGGAAGCTGTGTACCCGCTGTGGTAGAGCGCTTCCGTTATCCCGGTTCTTCGATAGGACAGCCCGCCGGAACGGTAAGGAATACCATCTGAAAGCGTCATGGTGCAAGATGTGTATGGCAGAGGTGCAGAGCGAGAGAAACAAGAGAAGGAAAATGAATTGAGATTAACATATGCAAGAAGAGCCCATTTCTGCACATGAAGTATTAACACGAGCGGGAACCGGTGGTTTTTGCTCATAACAAGAAGAAAATATGGAGGAACAAGTATTAAGTATAAAGCAAATGCGGCATTTGCAAGAACTTGGATTGGATACGAGTGATGCGAGCATGTATTGGGCAAGAGTTTGTCACGGAAGTAGAATTAATGATAATACTAAGGGCAAATGGGTTTTGAGTTTGCAGAAGACGTTTCAAACTTGTGGATTTACCAGATATGAAACATTTCCTACTTATACCTTGCAGGACATCATGGAGCTGCTGCCGAAAGAAGTAGAAACAGATACAGATACCTATTGGCTTACAATATCCATTTATGATTGCAAAGAATGGTATGTATGTTACTCAATGTCAGATGAATTTGATTACTATAAAGAGTTTAAGTCGAAATCCTTGCTTGATGCCGCCTACAAGATGCTTTGCTGGTGCGCCGAGAACGGATATTTAGAAACAAGCAAGTAATGATATGGAACAAATAGTAGAATTAAGAGGATTAGAAGGAGTATATTGTAGTGATGTAGTTCATGCTTATATGTCTTGCAATGCAGAAGATGTGCAAAAAGCTTTGGAGATTGGTATTCCATGTACTGGAGCAAATGACTACGGAGCTTATAACATCTATTTTGACGATTACGGAAGAATATGTTTTGAATATATGCAACGTTGCGTAACAAGAGAATACAGATACGTTGAATCAATAGAAGAGGCTGTAGACTGGATGAATAAGTTTATGAATAATGGAGGTTGATTATGGGTAAATATAGATACAGAGAATTAAAGAACTATATCCACAACGAGCTAAAGTTGACTAAAGAGGATATAAAGGAAATTATGATTCCAATCGTGAAAGAAGAAGTCAAACGTATCTTTCATAGCACCTATGGGAATGATGTTGATATAGAGAGGTGGGTTCGTTGTATGGTTTCCGACGAGATAAAGAAAAACGGTGATTACTCTATGATAAGGAATTTGTGCAGGGAGATAATTAAGGAGGAAATTGTCGATAGGTTGTCAATTGATATAAACCTTAAAAGAGAAGGAGATAAAATTATGTTGAATGAACAAGAACTTTAAAACACATAGGAGGTAATTATGAAATATACACTTACCAAAATTTATATCTATAGATGTATAGCTCCATATAGAAAAAGTTATAGCATAATGACTTATGATGGGTTAAATAGAAGCCAACAAGGATGTATTGGAACGAATTAAGGAGAAAGGAGAATAATATGGAAAATAGAAGAAAGTTAGCAATAGCCGACTTATGTCGTGGATTCCTTCACGTACAAGGATTCTTGACTGATTCAGAAAATGAAAAAGTATATCAGCGCATAATGAAATGGCAGGATAAAAACGAAGTTGGAATCACGGATGCGCAACTATTATCTGCTGATTTCATCTATGACGATAACGCAAAAGAGGAGGATTGACGATGCTAACTCATAAAATGATTTTAGATGGACTTCAATACTACCAATGGCAGACTGGCTATCCGTTAAATACAACATCTGATTCTATGTGTGATTTTTGTAACCATGAATTATCATTATGACTATTTTTTCAATAACCGCATTATTTATATAGTTATGACAGAAGAACTCGTAACATTAGAGACAGCAAAGCTGCTGAAAGAAAAAGGTTTCGTTTGGGAGTGTGAACACATAATAGGCTGCAATAAGGTTATTACAAAATATGACCTTCCGCAAAGTATGTCGTGTTGTACGGAAATAGATGACGAACCAGTTGAATTTTTGTGCCCAGTGTTGTATGTTGCCCAAAAGTGGCTTCGTGAAATAAGAGGTGTGTATGTATATGTAGAACCTGTTATTGGAAAAAGATGGAAGCTTTCTTTTTGTGATTTCAATGTTCCAACAGAAGAAAGCGACTGGATGGAGAACGAAATAAACAAAGGGAATGGCTATAAAGTATATGTCACCACCTACGAGGAAGCACTGGAAGCCGGAATACAAGAAGCGTTAAAACTTATATGATTATGAAAAAGATTAGACACAATTTCAACAAGGGGATAAAGCTGCATTTAGCTTGTGAACCAGTAGGTATCAGACCAGTAATGAGTTGCATATATTTCAAAGATGGATATGCAATCGCCTCCAACGGCAGGATATTAATAAAAGCCTGCCTAAATGAGATTTGCAACTTTAGCGAAGAAGAAAAGGAATTACTGGAAGGTAAACTAATTAGTGCAAAGAACTTTAAGGAAATCATCAAGCATACTATTATTGAGATTGAAGAAGATGGTTTCCACGCTATATATGACGATTGGGACATAAAGTATAAGTTTGCAACTGGAGACATGAAATATCCCAATTATAACGAAGTTATCAATCGCTTCAAGCAGGGAACAGTGGAGAAGATACTTATTGACCCACATAACCTTGAACTGATAGCCGATGCCTTGGATGTAAGTAAAGGCACAAGATTTCATTTCCCGCAATCTGATTACGAAGGGATAAAAGTTACATTTGCTGACACAGATTTGTTATATTCTGAAGCTGTTATGATGCCTAAACTTGATGATAGTTTTTGATAGAGCAGAAATTTAAGAAGTTATAATTTATATCATAATGAGACAAGAAATAAAAATCGGAGAAATATTTGAATGCAATAGAGAAAAAATTATTGTGAAAAAAGATAGCGATATTATATGCGGTTGTGATAAATGTTATTTTAAGTGTAAACCGGAATGTAATAATTATTATTGCCTTTCTTGTGTTAGACAAGATAAACAAAATGTACACTTTGAAAAAGTAGAGGAGAAACTGCAATGAAGAAGATAATGTTTAATGATAAATACGGCTTAACCCAAGCTGTATTGGATGGTCGGAAGACAATGACGAGAAGAATAATTAAATACCCCAAGTCCGAACCGTCCTTCTCTGATTTTATTGGAGATTATGATGAAGCAAAGGAAAAGGGATATTTGGATTATGGGAACGGAATCGTCTTTTTTCTCATCGAAGATAGAAATAAATCATTTCTTTGCGCCCCTTCTTACAAGGTTGGCGAAGTGGTTGCCATTGCGCAAAGTTACGAAACTATTTATCATGAAAAGGGGCTGGAAACACTTGACATGTTAGTTAGTAGTTGGAAGAATAGCAAAGGTTGGCGCAACAAAATGTTCGTAAAAGCAGACTTGATGATTTCTCACATACGCATTACCAACATCAAGATAGAACGGTTGCAAGACATATCGGATGAAGATTGCATAAGAGAAGGCGTTGAACTTAATGACCGTCAATATGAATACGATGGGACTAAGTGGTATTGTGTTCGTGGATTAGGACATTGGAGAGCTATCGGATGCGACAATTTCAATACCCCTCGCGAAGCCTTTGCCGCCCTCATGGATAAAGTATCCGGCAAAGGGACGTGGGAGTCTAACCCTTATGTATTTGCTTACGAATTTGAACTGATTGATTAAAATTATTATGGAAACCGTGGAACTGATAATTAAAATCTCCATCACTTTATTCAATGCCATTGCATTAGGATTTGTCCTAATCATGGTAAGCAGATGGCACAGACGCATGGAGGACAAGCTGGATAAGATAAGGGAATACACCCGTATGGTTTCAGAGTGTAACCGATTCATTTATATAAACCAACTTGAATGGCTGAAAAGTAAGCTGACTGAGGAGGAACGGTATGAGGAAGCTGCTAAAATCAATAAGTGCATTGAAGAGGAATTAAGAAAAATCAAAGAACAAAAAATATGAATCAAAATGAAAGAGGAGCTTATAAAGAAAAAACTGCTCGCAGAATTTCGGGAATGGTTCTGTGAAGGGTACTGCCAATTCTACGGAATGGATGACTACTGTAGATGTTGCCCGGTCAAGGACGAAAGCTGTTGGCTGAGAGGAATTAAAAAAACAGCCGGGGAAAATGGAGAACGTAAACCTATCCGTTTCTGTGAAACATGCAAGAATTTTAGACCAAACGAAAGAGCATTATATGATGATGAAATAGAGAGAGTGATTGAAGAGTCAGTTAAACGGCATTATAGCGACCTTTGCGCGTTAAATCATTCCCTTAGATTTAAAATGTCTAACTACTATAACGATGATAATTGGGGGTTTTATTGCAAAGAGTGTAAGGATTACAAAGAAATATGATTGATTATGAAGCGTGAAATAAAATTCAGAGGTAAAAGTACTGATACGGGGAAATGGGTATATGGATTTCTCTCTTTCTTCTATACTGCCGGAAGAGACGAAAACGGACTTATCTTTACGGACAAGGCAAAGATATATTCTCCGGAAGACTGCCGGTGCGATGACGTATGGGCTGAAACCGTTGGGCAGTTCACCGGCTTGTGCGATAAGAACGGGAAAGAAATCTATGAAGGCGACATACTTATGTGTGAGCAGCATATAGCTCTTGTATTGTGGAACAAAGAACTTGCTACATTCGCATTACAATTCGATTTTGAAAAAAAAGTCGGCATGAGACCTTTAGGCGAATGGCATGCTATGACAGTCGTTAGTAATATTTGCGATAGCCCAGAATTGATAAAACAGCAATAGCCATGAGAGTAAAGAAATATTTCCATAACATCCAGTGTGATGTATGTGGGGATTTAGCCAATGAAGATATGTGGCATGAGGATATGGAAACCGTTGCCGAAGTTGCCAATGAAAGCGGATGGTATTACGACCCAGTGGATGACAAGCACTATTGCCCGGATTGCTATGAATATGGGGATGATGGAGAGATATTAGTTAAAGACGGAATGGTAAATACAATGGAGATAATATTATTAGGGAAAAGACTTGAAGATTACCCGGAAACAGAATATTACGAACGAAGGCTTATCTACACAACATACAGTTCTGGCTTCAGAGAGCATAACATTGCGGCATTCAAGAGCAGGCTGAAAAAAGACTTTGACTACGAAGTAATAAATCATTTCGTCAAGGACGGTAACGACTTTTGGACTACAGATGAAATTATAGCTGCTGTCCGTGTTTCCTTGTCCCTCAATCTGCTTACGGATGAAGAATGGAAGAAGGCAATTCCGATTATAGAGCGTGGCCTTGAAGCCAATAAAGCCTATGTCCGTATGCTTGACGAGATGTCGGCTATATTGGAGAAGTATTGCGAGGAATGGGAGGATTTGGGTATGCGCCATACCTTCATGCAACGTGTTCCTCTTGAATGCTGGCAGGGACGTTTTAGCAGGCATAGCCAGAATCCGGAGAAAAAGCCGAATTATTCATGAGTAAACTATACAAAGTAACCCTCTTCGGCAAACCGTTCATGATTGGATGGTTCAGCCACGCGGACAAATGGTATCACAAGATTGGAATAATATATTGAAATCATGAGAAAAGTAGACAGACTGAAAAAGCTCCATGCCCCTATTGATGACAAATACAAGAAGATTGACACAACGGTCAACGGAGACGCGGAACGCCTCGCAGAGATGCACAAAGAGGTGGAAAAGGAGCTGTATCCCTTACGCATAGACCACCGTACCGTAATATATGTGACCAGAGACAAATGCACACCCGAATACGCCGCAAAAAAGCGTAAGACGTTAGGTCTTGCTCCGGCTGTTGAGGTGAAAGGACACGCATCAAGACTTGTGGACATGGACAAGCTGCGGAGGATGGTAAACGACGGGATGAAGTCCAAGGACATTGCCTATGAGATGGGCGTGGCGGCTTCCACCATAAGCACTTACATAAGGAAGTGCGGTTTGAGAGACAAAGGGTAGATTAGTTCAAGGACCTATCAAGTTCACACCTACAGACACAACAATATCACCCTCACTATTACAGCGATAGGCACCAGCCAGTCAAGGACGCGCTCTATGCGTTCCATAGCATGACCAGCAGAAGACGGCAGAAATCAGAATAGTAACGGTCGTCGGCCTGCTCAAGCAATATGTCCAAATCATCGCTTCTCATTCGCATTATTTCTATATCCTCTGTACAAAGTAAATGCCCGAACTTGGATACCGCCCGGACACAAAAAAGGCGGTGAAACTTTGGAATCACCGCCTTGAAATCTCAATTGAGGATAAACATCCTTGCGTTGGGCATACCCACAATCATTGAAGGGCAAACGTGTGGCAAGGATATAATATGTATCTTCTACCCATGGTTTTCATTTACTTCATTTGATTTGTCATTTGCCAAGAAATGCCCCCTTAAAACAATCAATCCGAGACCGATTATATTAACGGTTGTGGTAGAAAGAATGGTTATCATTATAGGATTCGGAATGCTTATACTAAAATACGGGTTGACTGCCGGTATCGACACATAGCTTGCCAATACAATACACAGCACTATAACAAGATATACAGCAATTACCCTCAAAGACCACTTTTCAAGTCTCCTTCTTGCTTTCGTGTTTTCAACTATGCGATGTAAATGAATCAGCTCCTTACTCTTCTTGATATTTCCGTCCGTTGTTTCTGATTCCAACAAGGACTGGACTGTATCGAGAATATTAAGGTCCTTCTTTTTCTCCTTGAATGGCTCTGAAAAGAAAAATTTAATCCAATATGGAATATAATGCCCTAAATGGATTAAGTAATGATACCATTTAATGGGTTTTCCGGTTCCGAATATAGAATCAAAAAGACTGGAGTTATCATTTGGACCTTTCATTGTTTTATCCTATTTTGAGGTTTTAGGAAATAGGCCTTAATCAGTTCCTTTGAAATAGGAGTATTCCATTTGTTTTGCCCGGCAATGTCCCCATTTTTATTTTTTATGTAAAGCGTATCATACCAAGGAGAACCTTCCTGATGAGACCATTGGGTTAATGATAACGCACTCATGTTATACATTGCGTCAACCGCGGTCTTTACCAATTCAAGTGCCTTAGAATGCTTGTTAAATTCGCACAACACATCTTTAGGAAAGGAAGTGACAATTTCATCAGGATTTATCTTTTTATTCACAATCGGGAATACCGGACCATAAGGCCATGCCTTGGGAGAATCGTCCTCAAACAATAATCGGTCAGTCTCCGCATAGTACACACCATACACATAGAACAAAATCTTATTGATTTGGGTCTTGTTCAAACGTACCATATGCAGTTTTTGGGCTGCATACTGAATCAATCGGGCATAGTCTGTACTTTTTAATACCATTGCGCAAATCGTTTAACAGTGCAAATATGGCATTTTCTGATGAAATTGCATCATATTACATCCCTTTTTAGCGTTTTTAGGCGTTATTTAGTCTAAAAATCACATTTTAGCGGTAATTCCAACAAGTCAAAGAGCGCTCTTCCCCTACTACGGTCTTTTCAGCCCCTTCCTGCAATGCTCGCACAAGAACCTCTTCGCTATCGGGAACATCTTCTGCCCAACCTCGCCGGAAAGATACTGCGCCTCCTCACCGTATGGGTCAATCCCAAAAGCCTTGGATATGTGACGGCAGAGATGCCCCTTCTCGTGGTCCCATGAATTCTGAAACTCGTCCGGCGAGGAAGTGAGGGCTATCACCATGACGGTTTGTCTGTCCCTTACATTGGAATAGGTTATGCCGGTATTCAGGCTGCAGGAGCGCATGTTCCTGAAAGCGTCCATCAGGTCTGCTCCCCTGCAACCGACACGGCGCAGGTCTGCCATGATTCTGCCGGTGTAGTAGCAGTCAACTGCATAATACACTCTTACTTCCCAGTCATATTCCGGTATATAAAAGTCCTGGACTATCATAGGCTACATCATCTCCGACCACATTATAGGATTACCGGAACCTATGCAGTCTGCATAAAAACGGGTAAACGGAAGACCATCGTATCCGTCCGGGTCATCCATGTAGTCCTTTATAAACAGCGCCAAATGCGCTTCATCGGCAATCGAACTCTTGTAATAGTCTGCTTTCGCCATATTTGCCACGTACAAGCTGTCGTACCCGGCATCCTTATCCAGCTTGATATTATATTTTTTCAGAAGCTCATCCAACTGTTCCTTGCTGATTGGCTCAATCCTTTCCTTCTTGCCGGTACTTTTATTCTCCACCTTCATGCAGGATACAGCCCAGTCGCACATCTTCTTGCTGAAATGCCATCCATACTGCGAGAGGTATGCCTCCATGCCGGAGGGAAATCTATCGTAAATATCCAGTCTTTGTCCCATAATTATTCAGATTTAGAAAAAGAGGGGCATTCCACCCCTCCATTATCAATAAAACTCACCGTTGGCGCGTCTGCGTCTGCGTTCGCCCATCTCGTCACCGTAGGGCGGCATTCCATGACGCTCACCGTACATAGGATATTCCGGGAAATACCCCGGCATGCGGCGTTCGCCCATATCAGAGCTGCTATAACCTCCACTACGGGAGCCGCCGCCATTGCGGTAGCCCATTTCACCGCCCTGCATCTCGCGCATGGCTTTCTCGTAACCGTGGCGGCATCCTTCCTTGTAGGCTTCCTCCATCGGGTTTCCGCTTCTCATTCCGAAGTCACGGTCGTATTCGCCGCGTCCTTCCTCCATTATAGTCCACATTCCCATATTATTTCTTTGTTTTGGATGTTTCGCCCACTCCGAGCTGTTCCATTAACTTCTGGTTTTGCGCAATGAGGTCAGCCATATTCCTGCTCATCTCCTGCATGTTCTTATCCATATTGGACATTTGCCCTTTCAATGCGGATATTTCTTGCTCCTGCTGTTGCTTGGCTGCAAATTCAGGGTTAAGCATGGCAAGCATCTGGTCACATACCCTAAGAAAGTTCTGATGATATTCCACGCTTTTTAGAACATCCTCACTCTTCTGTTTCATAGTAAGGACCTCGGTGTTCATCTCGTCTCTTGAACCAGTAATCAGCATCCCCGTTTTAACATCATCGGCAATATTGGCATTAGCCGGTATCTCCTGCAAATTAACATTCTGCCCGTTTATATTCACGACAAAATCAATGACCTGGACCGGCTGTGGATAAGGCATGTTGGGAACAGTCTTATATATAGTTTTTATAGGGCTTACATTAACGACTTGCCCACATTCCAAACTTGGATTTGCCCCTCTGTGAAGAAGATATAATGTACTGTTAACTCGTAGATTTTGAAACATATTGGTTTGATTTTAAAGGAGTGTGGCTATCCGGATTTTCCGAATAACCACAAGACTCCATGTTAACTACTTGCTCTTCTGAGCGATTGTTTCGGCTGTCGGAGCCGTTGTTGTTGTCGGACGATACCCGCCATTGACAAGAAACAGCTCATTGGTGTACTTGTTATAGTGGATTTCGTAGATACCGGTTCCGGCAAGATTACCGACTGTAACCGGCTCATTATTGTAAGCCAGCAACGGTCTCGTGTCCCCGTTGGTCCCTATAAGTATCGGCAGAGTAGCCGTCGTTCCTGCAGGTATCGCCTGACGGAGACTGACATAGAAACCGCCCACATAGTCCCGGTTACGGAACGCATGATTGGGCAACTCCAAAGTGACATTCTCAGTACCGACCGTTACAGCCACCGTAGGGAGAGTGTTGTAATTCACTCTTCCGAGGGAGGGGAACTGGAATGGAAATCCCCAATTATTAAAAGAAAATAATGCCATAATCTTTTGTAATTTAATTATTTATTACTATATTTACAATCGGGATAGGTTGGAGTCATGACCAACTGATAAGGGTAAACCGAAGCCCTTCCCATTTTTCAATTTTCGGCATCATTTAATTCGGTAAAATCAATGACAAACGAAGAATTTATCAAGAGTGTGTCTCTTGAAGGCGAAGAATGGAGGGATGTAGTCGGATATGAAGGCTTTTATATGGTCTCTTCTTTGGGTAGATTTATATCATTACCCCGAAAGGTTAGAAATAGATACGGAAGTTTTACCACAAAAATATCAATGAAAAAAGCAAGCGTATTCGCAGATACTCCAACTTATTCGTTGTATAAGATAAAATTATCAAAAGAAAATGTAGCGAAAACATACGGTGCACATATACTTGTAGCCAAAGCATTCGTACCTAATCCAAACAATTACCCAGAAGTTGACCATATCGATGCCAATCCATTAAACAACCATTATAGTAACTTACGTTGGTGCACCCATCATCAAAACAACAACAATCCAATAACTAAAATGAGAAATTCATTAACAAATAATGGAAGACCTCATCATAAATTAAGGAAACCAGTCGCTCAATTATTAAACGGGACATTAGTTAATACATATCCTTCTGTAACAGAAACAATTAAATATGGTTTCAGAGAAGGAGAGGTTTCTAAATGCTGTAGAGGAGCAAATAAGAAACACAAAGGTTACGAATGGATTTTTCTTTCAGACTACGAAACCCTTATCAATAAATCAAAGAACTCTTTACCCAATGGCTAATTATCCCCAATAATTGTTGCATCCGCACCCACTACGTGAATATGCTGAATCTCCCATATATGCACCGAAAGCCGCTGCACGAGCTACCTCAGGATTAAATACTTGCAATTGTGGGTATGGTACTGCAACCGTAGGTGGCATCGAACAGCGGATTTTATCTACGTCTCCTTGTAATGCCTGCAATCCGGCAGCCAAAGGAGCAATCTGCTGGCCTACGGCATTCAGAATGGTGGCATTCTGGTTACGTTGGGAGATTTCGGCTGTCAAAGTAGCCTTCTCTGCCGTGAGAGATGCAATCTTGTCCTGCAATGCCTGGTTCTGCATGGCATCCAGCTTGGCGATGATGGCCTGGGTATTGGCCGTCGCACCGTCACGCAAGGACAATGTGTTCTGGTTGGCCGTGTTTACCAGAGTATTGGTCTGGTTGCACATTGCGAGCTGGTTCTCGTAGCCCATTGTGGTGATGGCGTTCTGCGTTTTGCAGCAGCAGTCTGCCAACTGGGTTGCAAGAGCGGAATTACCAGCCTGGATGCTGTTGATGATTTGCTGGCTGCTCATACCAATTTGGCTGCCAATGTTGCAGAGCTGGGTAGAAACCGCATTGATAGCGGATTCAATCTGTCCGACAGAGCAGTTGATGGAGCCAGCCAGCTGGTTCAGGTCAATACCGTTGCGTTGGATTGCTGACATAATCATCTCACGCTCGGCTGAGTTGCCCTGGTTGTTGTTTCCTCCGAATCCGAAGTTCCCGTTGCCGAAAATGGCGGCAATCACGATAAGCGCAATGATGTCCTGGAAGCCACCATTGTTGCCGAAGAAGCCACCGTTGCCGTTGCCTCCCATGAGGCCCATCAGATAGCCGGTGTCAATTCCTCTGTTCTGCAGGGAGGGAAGAATGGATGCAAGCAGCCCGTTGCCTGAACCTGCTCCACCGTTCTGGTTAAAAACGTACGTTCTTTCCATAGAGATTTATACTTTTGTTATCACGGTCAATATCAACCGCATCACAAAAGTATATACTTAATACCGGTATGTAAATCTGTTGTTTCCCAACGATTTCCTAATGTTTTCCCAATATATTCTCAACATTTTCCCACCTTCCATGCGCTCACGGAAATTGGAAATCATGTAGTTCACCGCACGCTTGGTCTTGTGGATATGAACCGCTATCTGTGAAGGGTACATGCCCCTATCGGCAAGGAGGGATACAAGGAGATAACGGGCATCCACCGTTTCCGCGTCCTTGTCCGGAGACAAGATGCGCTCAGCCGGAATTTCGGTTTCTTGTGATACGAGATTGATTGTTTCGGCAAAGATTTCTGACTTGCACATGATTTTTCAGATTTTTATCCGTATCTTTGCCCTGCCACATAAAATATTTGATTATATACGAACAAAGCACAAGATACCGTGTTGAAGATATTAAGCCTCCAACGTGCGGTATCTTATGCTTTTTCAAATTTTTATGTGGCAATAATTATTTGAGCGTTGGGGGCTTTCTTTTGTCTCTAAGCCCCGGAAAGAGAACATTTTACGATAAGTTTTCCTATGGGCGCTTCTACACGCCCGAACAGTAACGCTAAGTCATGTCAGCCTCCTTTCTTCAGTTTTCCAATTAGAACAAAAACAAACAGCAATAGAATCGCTCCGGCGTAAACCTTGTCTTTGCGCAAGTCCCACCAGGACAATTCAACCACTTTCTCCTTATCTGATATTACAGAATTCAATTGTTGCTTCAAACCGGACACCTCCTCCACAAGCTGCTGCATGGTTACGGCTATTTCCGTATCTACGCTCTGGCTTTCTTTCTCCTCCTTATTGGCTATCGTCTTACTGACAGCGGTAAGATGTTGCCTGCCGGCACTATCGGGCACAGAAAGATAGGTAGTAGTGTTCTCAACTTTTAAATTAGAAAGTTTCTCACTTGTCTCTTTCCGTATCATGTCCATATTATACAGAAGAGAATCCATACGGCTCTGCATCTTCTGTAACATGTCAGAATAATCCATGTGGCTTTCCTGCTCCATATTCTTTGGAGTTGCACACGATGAAAGCAGTATACTCCACAACATAGCGGACAAACCGACCGTGAACCAAAACAATAATCTCCGGAATTCTGGCAAATCCGATTTCTTAAGGAGCTTTTTCATAACTCAAACTTTAAATCGTTGATGCGGTTCATCCACCCGCGTTTGAACTTGTTGTTCGCCGGGCGTTTCCTACATATATCCTCAATGAAGTCAAACCGGGCAATCTTGATTCGGTCGAAGAGTTCACGGGGATTCTTCTCGTTTAAGGCAGCAAGGGTCTTTGGCCCCACTATTCCGTCAATGTTCACACACAGAATGCGTTGCGGTATCTTGATGCCGTGCACTCCGCTTGCCCAAACAAAATCTACGAGTATATTAGCCACAGATTGTGACTTAATTTCGTCCGCTTTCCATCTGTCCCAGTACATGGTTTTCAAAATTTCCGTCCATTCCTCTTTAGTGAGATTTTTCAATCTTTCAATTGTAGGCTTGGGGTATCCTTTCTTTCGGCAATATGCCTCATAGGTTCCGATAGTCACACCCATATTCGTAGCACCTCCAAGGTCTGCCGGGTCATTTACCCATCCACCTTCCCATTTGAGAATGAACGGTGCGAGTTTATTCACATCAGCCATTTTTCTTCTCCTCCTTTACCTTTTCATTGTCAAACAATACCTGCGCCATGATTTTGGCAATATCATCCTTGTTCTCGATGATTACACTCATCGTCTTCTCTGCTTTCCTTAATTCCGCTTTCTCCCAAGACTTCTCCCGGACGGATGTGAACTCACAGAAGATGCAGTAGACAGTCCACACCATCGAGAATATCGGTAAAGGAATAACCACACAGCAAAGCAGGTCGATAAAACACAATTCGACAAACGGGGTAAAATACTTCTTCGCTTTGGTGGCAGTCTTCTTGTATCCCGTGGATGTCCTTGCCTCCCCCCTCTGACGGGCTTTCATAACACCGGAAATCAGGTCAACGAACATCGCTCCGATGGTGGCGGCAATGCACAGCGCAATCAATACAATATGTGTCATCATGTGCTCGTTGATAAAGTTGTAAATCACATCTTTCATCTTCCCCCCCGCCTTTAGTCCAACATTCCGAGCAGGTGACCTCCGACAACCACCAACACGCTGATGCCCGCCCCTGCAAGTCCGCTCCAGAACTGACTCCAGTCAAACTTTACGCCATCCTTTCCCGTGGCGTTGACGCCCATATAGGCGACGAACACCGCCAGCAAGGCAATGACACATCCGATTACCAGACCGCCGGTCATCAGCGTTTCGCCAACCAGCAATACCGGGAAGATGACGAACAAGGCTACAAGCCATCCGCACACACTCATACTTTTCAAATCAAACTTTTTCATAATTCTTACTTTTTTAAAATTGTTAGTCTGTCAAATATTCAATCCACGAGAAGTAACGGCAGTTCTCCAGGTAGTTCGGGTCACGCTCGTTGTCGTTCGCCTCCCGCTCGAAGCAAATCATCTTGTAGGCTGATTTGCGCTTATCCTCCGGACGGAAGCGGTAGATGACAACGCGCACCAGCCATTCCAGCACGTACCATACGTAATACACGATGCCGGAAAGCAGAATCCACCAGGGGGAGATGCCGAACGCCAGGACCATCACGAGCAGGAGGATGCCGGCCGATACGGTAATTTCCATCCACTGCCTTGCGTGGGTGCATTCGTGGTTTTTCGTCTCTTGGGTCATTTCGTCCGCTGTCTTCCTGCTGAAAACGAACGGACCGATTGTGATGGTGTGGCAGCCGAACAACAGCATCCTTGCCAGCCACGAGTCATAATAAATCTTCTTCATACATATCAGTGTTACAGTTATTTACTTATCCTCACTTCCGTGGAAACTGTTTCCACCTCCGTCCGCAGCCCGTCCGGGAAATCCGCATCAGGTATCCGCGCGGTAATACGCATCATCACCAGACCGGCACCCAGCTGGCCGCTGTCAATGCAGGCGATGTAGTTGTCATCGTCCACCTTTATCATCTCCTCCTTTCCCAATTCCACATAGCGGTTCGTGTAGATGTAGAACCGGCAATCGAAGTCATAGTCACTCATGTGGAAACCGTCAATAGGCTCTACATGTACGTTTATCTTAAGTTCTGTCCCTACGTTGCTCATAACTTGTCATTTAACCATTTTACAACTTGATAAAACGCCACTACCACAATCGCCCAGAACAATATTGTTCCCAGCCAGCCGAGACCTCCAGTCCAGAAAGGAAACCCTATCATAAGGCGGCGACGGCTTCTTCATACACACTATAATCGAAGGAGTCTTTCCTGGTCCATCCCTCCGTATAGCATCCTTGTATGTACGCCATCGTATAGGTGTAGAACTCCGTCAGTTCCTCCAGCGTGGTGAAGGTGTGGTACTGCGGCTCATCGTCCGTGCCGAACTTGAACTGCACGGGAAGGACGGACTTCGGCCTGCCGGTTGGCACGGGGACTTCGAAGGTGGCCCCGCTTTCATCCGTCACGGTCTGCATCGTGTATTCCTTCCCGGCAAGGTCGGGATGTCCTGCATCCCAAGCCTGCACCTGCGGTTCGGTCATGGCGGCCAAATCAAACACGGACTTGTAGTTGAACTGGTTCTCCATGGAGAGCCACACCGGAATGTCGTTCCAGCGGCAACCGCGGAGAATCGCCCCGTCCACCTGCTTGTTGTGCCAGGCGGTTATCAGCTCCCTCACTTCGTCAATCTGCGGGATGTGGTACAATATCTCTTCCTCGTACCAGTTCACTCCCGTTTCCTTGCCCTCTTCATCCAGCTTGGGCTTGAAATCCCAGCGCACCGCCCATTCGCCATTTCCAAGGGCTTCGATGAGGAGGATGCTGGTTTCGGTCGTTTCTTTTCTCATGTCAATATCAGTTTTAGAATTATCATTCCGAGGACAATTCCCATTGAGAATGACGCTACGGAAACTTCTGCCATTTGTCCTATTGTAAATCTCATAGTCATATCCATCTTATAGTACCGTTATCCGTGCATAGCCGTTTCCGCTGTGCCCGGTCTCGTTGCCACCGCCCGGTGCGGGGAAAGAGGTTGAGCCGTCCTTTGTACTTCCGCTATCCAGCTGCAAGCCGGTATATCCGGACGGGCGATAGCCTGCATTGGCGGCAGTGTTGACAAAGCCCGAACCGCCACCGGAACTGTTGATGTAGTCGGTGGATGAGTCGGAACGTGCAGTGCCCCCGCCGTACCAACCGCCACCGCCCGCACCGGAGACGTACCGGTAGTTGGTGGTAGTCTGGCTGGCTCCCGCACCGAAGTCACCGCCGCCTCCGTTCTGAGTGCCGGGTGACGTGCCGCGTCCGCTCGTTCCACCACCTTGTTGGGAGGAGGTGGACTTGGAGGAGGAGGTGTCGGTGGAGGTAGTGGTCACTGTCTTATAGAGATAAGCATTGACTGTAGTTCCTGGCTCGCCGGTAAAGAATGCCCAATATTTAACTTTTGCACTGAAATGAACAGAACTACCACAGCTAACCAGACTTCCCGACTCTCCATAAGCAAAGGATACGCTTGATATGCCTGAACCTGAATATGAAATAGAAAAAGTATATCCTCCCTCTATTGCTCCATAAAAATATACCTGAGTTTTCCCACCGGAGCCAATAGTACCCTGCCATGAATCTACCAATTGTTCAGAAGAAGTGGTAGTTGTCACCTCCGTATATCTTGCCGATGCCCCGGCACCACCGCCCGCAACAATACAGCGTGACAATAGGGAAGCATTACTACGGTTTGTACGGTAGCTGCTATAAGACATTCCCGAAGTAACCGTAGCAATGTCCGTAGCGCCACCTCCGCATGCCGGATAAGAACGCCCGTATTCGTTGCCACTATCGTAGGACGACTGCCCGGCACTTCCACCGCCCCCGTTCCAGCCCCCATTACCGGAAGATGCTCCCTTACCGCCGACGAAGATGTACAGCGTGGTGATTCCGGCAAGGGTAATCTCACCTTCGGAATAGCCTCCCCTGGAACCGACACCGGAATAAGAGCCACTGTTTCCTCCCTGGGCGCCCCAGCACTGGAGCTTGTACCTTCCGGGAGGGAGGGTGACTTCCTGGACCGTACCCGTGTAATCGAAGTTGAATACCGTGCCTGCCGGATAGGTCTTCCCTTTCTGACGGACAAGCAAGTCGACCGCACGTGAAGGCGAGCCGGCAGTTGTCGCAATCCGCACAGTCTGCTGGCGGTCACTGAACGACTCGTTCGCGTCACTCCTCACAGAGATAGAGCCGTTGCCTATCCCCGTGTAAGTGAGCGTGATGTAACCGCCGCCCGATTCCCATGCAATCGTCTTTGTCGCCATACTTATGATACGGTCCAGTCTGTGTTAGACGTAACGTCAACCGATACGGCAGAGCCATCCTGCGGTATGGTAATCTCAGTAGGTTCTACGCTCAATGTAGCGTCACCGGCAGCCTGTTTGATGGTGATTTGTGCGGACTGACCTCCGTTGGCCGTCACTTTCAGCACACGGCTTACCTCGTCAATGGTCAAGTTTTCAGGAATCGTAAGCTCGATGCTGAATGCGAACTCGTTCTGTGCTCCGGGGTCGCCCACGATTTCTGCGGCGTTGTTCGTAGCCGTTCCGTTCGCCTGATAGCTTGCGGGCAGTGCCACTTCGTGAGCATCGCCAACGAATGCGAAGGTCAGCTTGCTGGAGTTGGTCTTGCCTGCGATGGTAAGTTTGCCGCCATCCTTGGGTGCCGCCATCTCCGCACCGTTATTGAAACTTGCGAACTCGGCTTTGGGTTCCTGAGTCACCTTGTACGTGGCAGGGGTTGCCACCCCGCTTCCGGTCACCGTGACCGTTCCGGTACGTGCCACACGTCCGGTATGTGCGGCGGCACTGTTGCTTACAGTACCGTTGCCGCTGCCCGATGCCGGGCTTACATTCAACCAATTAGGTTTTGCCATAATCTTTCTTTTTTAAAACTGTTACTACTATATTGATTAATTCACTTTCCAATTAATGTTTGCAATCACACATACTTCCTCCGTGTAGTTGTTGGCTTCCATGAGGAAGATGTATTTAGGCTCTACTTTCAGTACTCTGGCTGTATTTACCGAACAAATCAGCCCGCAGGAAACTTGCAATCCTTCTCCGATACGCCGGGAAGAGGCTTTCATCCCTTCGCCGATTCTTCTTGTATGTACACTAAGGCATCCCATCACTAACCGTCTATTTCACTCATATCCAACAAGTTTATATTCCTCTTTATTAATTGCAACTGTCCGCTTTGGACCAAGTGTTGTATTGGAGTTGACAACTCGGAAGTAGCCTTTATCTTGTTGTCTAAAACTATGGCATTCGGTATATAATTTACTTGGATAATGGAACCAGAAGACAAGGGACTTTCCAGACTGTTGTTACTTATTTCAATATCCGAGGAGGAGGATGCGTTTACCAGTTGCACTCCTTCGTCTATCACAATCCGATTGTCTTTCACGGAAGCCCTCGTGACACCTTGCAGTATGACCGGCACTCTTCCTGCTGTATCATTCTTGACGCTATTTCCCGAGATGACGACATCGGATGATGTGCTTGTTATCACTGCCAATGTTGCGGAATTCAGGTTATTGTTGGAGATGTTTAGTTTCTTTACATTGCTTCCGACAACACCTTCAAAGCCGCATATCGCCCGTGAATCGCGTATATCCAAATTCTCGGCATAACTCAAGAATGCCAATAGACGGAGAATGCCAAAAGCGGAGAACACCAGCCTGCCGCCACTCCTTATGTCCCCTCCGGACAACTTCTCGGCATCGGCATGGATGATTACCCTCCCTGATGTGCCACCGGTTATATAAGCGACGGCCTTGTTGTCTGCCGGAGACTCCGATTCCAGATTGGAATAGGCTTGTATTTCAATGTCCACATCCGTAGCACCGTCAAGTCTGAGGTGGTTGAAACTGTCACCAAATGATATAAGAGTATTACGTACAACCGTATGTGATGTGTTGGAAGAGCAATAAATGCCATTAGCCGGTATATGGTATTTATGGTATATCCTGCATCCGTCAATGGTTGTATTGTATCCAGAATCTATGGATATTCCGATGGATGAGCTTCGCTCTGTCTCTGAGAATCCTTCATTATCCTGATAGATGGCACAGTTGGATATGCCCACTCCATCCGACTGTATCTTGACGCATCTCTTGCCGCCATACCTGATTATGCTGTTCCTGATTTTTATACTGTGTTTGGACAAAACACTCTTGTTGGTACCGACATATATATGCAGGGCATCGGAATCCTCGCCTATAGTACCTGTACTTTCCACAATATTCTCCACTACCAGGTCGTGTATGTCAATGCAATGGTCGTACACTCCGGTCTTGTTAAGACTCAGGTGCAGTCCTTTGACCTGCCCGCCGGTATCGCCGACAGTCCCGTTGGGAACCCCCTTGATATTCCGGATGGAACCGGATATCTTGCAGCACAACCTATCATAATTCGTAGAACTATACAATACATATAGCGCTCCTATTGCAGCCCTGCCGGAATCGTTGTTCTGGAGGTTGGAGACATTGATGTTATGGCTGATGATTCTTGTTGTGTTGAACTGCTTGTCGAACACGAATCCACGTCCACATGATGATACTCCGGAACAATCCACAATAAGGTTGTCAATATCTAACTCCTCGTCAACATAGACTGCATCGTCAATGTTGTCCCCGATAAAATTTATCGGATACATGCAGTCTATATTACCGTGGAGATGTATCCCTGAGCCGCATGTTATCGGTTTGTCTACGACAATCCTGCCAACCACCGTCGACAATTCTGTGATAAGCTGCGCATAATCGCTCGTATGAAACCAACTGATTATAGCCGAATCATTGCTTATTTTCCCGCCCACTTCTATGGACATGTTTATCCTCCCCGAGAGCTCTGTATCATTGAATATGATTTTCCCGTTACTGATGCTTCCTCCCTGGAAGTCCAAGGTGCAACCCTCCGGAACCGTTATCGTCTCCCCGTTCAGGTCATAGTCGTACTGTATGATATAACGGGTATTCGCGCTGCCAACCATAGCCTGCGTCAGCACGTTCTTCGAGGCGGCCATATTCTTCCTTAGATACGCACGTCCCATACCGCTGAAAGCGCTGGCGTTGTACGTCTTGTCGGCAAGCTTCAGCACTTGCGCTCCTTCGGGCTTCTCCACGGAGACCAGGTCCTCGTCATCGGGATTGTTGACAATATCCCCGGTGTATTCGTTATGAACCTCGGTGATTTCATTGACGTACTTCTCGGTCACTTCCATGCCGTAGCCGCCTCCCGTCTGTCCGGTGGCCGTCCACACGCCGTCGGTCCGGCACTGGTATATCTCGCCGGGGATGGAATCGCCCACTATCGCCCAGTCGCCCACCTTCGGGGAGGGGACGGCCTGCTTCAGCAAGGCTTCCGTGGCGTACAGCTTGCTGTTGTAGGCGGCGTATTTAAGCTTGTCGACCTCCAGACCGACCTTGGAGAAGTTCTCGTTGAGGTTCGCCGCCGAACTTCCCCAGTTTCCCGTATTCTTTATCGTACTCAAATCCATATATACATGCTTTATTGATTGCCCGTAAATAGCCTTCCCGCATACCAGTGATACCCGTCATTGTCCTCTATCGACTCAATGGTGTCCTCCAATATGCCGGAATCAATCTCCTTTGAGAAATAGACCGCCTGCAAGGTGTCATAGGCCTTGGTGTCCGTATTATATACCCTTATCCCCCCGTCAGCCTCGCAGCCTATGGGATATGCGCCCGCAAGCCGGCCGATTAAGTTGGCGCGGATGTCCAGTACCATGTCCGGAGTACCGGAAGCCGCAGGAAGGTTTATCGTCCTGCCGTCTGTCGGACCGCCATTGTTGACGTTCAGATATGTGCCGGCGTGAAAATCGACATCATAGCGGTCTGTAACACCTTGTTCGTACATCTCTTCTGCCATGCTTCTCCATAGGATGATGGAGCGGCTCTTCTGGAACATGCGCCCGTAGGTGTCCCAATATATCGTGCCGTCGGCCAGCCTTCCGCTTCCGTCCTCGTTCAGCAATATCTTGCCACCGGCCATTTCCACCGTGCCCTTGAAATACCCTCCCAGCGCATAGACATACCCCCTCACAATCACATCGTTGAGGATGGCCCTCCCTCCATGGGTCAGTACGATGTTCGCCATCGTCTTCAGCTCTTCGGGCGTGGGCTGGTATTTAGGGTTTTCCTTATATTTCATCACCGTGCGGATGGCCTGCTCCAATGTGCCGCCGCCCCAGGTGTATACATCGTCATCGTCGTTGTACACACCGGAAACGCCCGCCGTCACCTTCCGCATCTTCCCGTCCTTGTAGTTCCCGAGCTGAATCATGCTGGAAAGGATAAGCCCGCCGATAATGTCCACGCTGCCGTTTTTCAGCACGTCGTAGATGTAGCTCAACGCCTGGAACTCGGCCATGCTCTTGTCGTTGTCTAGGGGAGAGGGTTTCCAGTCCGTGGCAATGGTTCCACGTTCCAGCTGGACGTCACAAACGGTTGCATCACCGCCAAGCATGAATACGCCTGCACCGGAGAAGGTGAAGCTGTGCGTGTATCTCTGATAGTCTGACGTAAGAGGCTGGGACACGCTGAAATCACCGCACGACACATCTACGGACTCACCCTTCGCCTTATAGCTGACGACATACAGTTCCCGGTTGATGAGCGCTACAGACTGGGAAAGACTGCCTATTACAGCCGAACGGCCGGAAACCGCTTCCGCGTCCTCCTGCACCGTGGCCATGCCCGTCCAGAACTCCAAAGCCTTGCTGTACATCTCGGAATCAGGGGCAAGCTCCGTGTCGGGGGCAAGCTCCTCCGTCTCGTAGTCGCCCGTGAACCCGGAATTGCGCAGGAGATTCACCGTGCCCATCTGCTGGGCCTGCTGGATGAAGCCGGGAAGGTCCGAAAGGTTGGCGGCACCGGTGCTGCCTTTCTCTATGTGAAGTACGCCGCTAAGCTTGTTATCACCCGGTTTAAGCTGCGTTTCAGGCTCAGGCAAGTGGAAGGAATTGATACCCACATACTGGCGGTAGTAGGGTGCGCCTTCGCCTGCACCGGCATCAATCACAGCCACCTGGCGCGACGGGTCGTCCGTACCACGGTAGCCAAGCTGCACGATGTCGTCAAACGCTTTCGGGGCATCCGATGCAAGCGCCGCCACGCTCTTGGAGAGGTCTATGTAATCGTCCCCCACCGAGGTGACAAGCCGCCAGAGGAAATGGTTGCCCATTGTCCCGTCAGCCTGCCTTTCGAGGTTGAACGTCTGCACGTATGCCTGGTCGTCCACCTTGAACTGGTTGTATATCACCTGCCCGTCATTATCGGCGGTGTTCATGTAGCACCGGTAGGCATCTTCCAGCTCCTCCACCCTGACACACTTCATTGAGGCAGAGGACTTGATTTCTGCCCCTCCGATATGGAACACCTTCTGTATCTCCACCTCCTTGGCAGTGAACTTCATCCGCACGTCCAGATAGTCCGTCTCGATGTGCCAGTTGCCAGCTTCGTCCTTGTAGATGCCCACGCCCGTACTGCCCTGCTCGAAATCACCGCACTCAAGACCGGAGAGGAACTTGATAAGAAATTCGGTTTGGTCGTTGGTGTCTTTGCGAAGAAATTTTCTTGCCGCTTTTGCAAACCAATCATTATTGTTATTCGCACCGCCCAATGTACTTCCTATAATATCCCCGGCTATCTTTGAAATCGTACTTCTCAATGCAGAGACATTAGCGGATAGCTTGTCTGTAAGTTCAACGGATATGTCATACAAGCAATTCTTGTCAGATTTACAGGTATATGAATTGACATACATAAAATACTCTTTGTGATTGTATTTTATGTATATGCGAGCGTTTTCATTCAATATGTCCCATAAATCAGTGTTATCAGCAAGGAATACGCGTGAGAAGTTTACGGAGAACGTGAATTTCTCATCGTTGTTCTCCGACATGTACTTTATCAAGGCTTCTTCCAACCTCTTTTCTGCTGCAAGAACAAGTGACTTGGGCATCTTTATCCCCGTAATCACAAACTTGTCACCGATAGAAGGCTTATAGTTGTTTGCGGCGTTAGGCATGACCACACCGAAAGAAGTGTTGTCCTTCTTAACAGCAATCCAAACCTCATTTGTAGAAGTGTTTTGTTGGCTTTCTACATATTGGGATGTTTGCGAAGTAACCTTCTGTTCAAAGTCTCCTACTGGCAAGTTTCCGGCAGAATCCACCAATACTGGATTGAAAGCCCTGCCCGGCTCATTCTCCTTATAGGTAACTCCTATCTCAAACTCGCAAGCGGCACAATTTCCCGTAGTCATGTTGATTACGGCCGTGCCACCTTCCAAACCTTGCTCAAAAAGATTGAAACCGTAATCACCATTGTATATATGCAGCTTTATGTAGAAATAAGAGTGAACGTATTCATCCGTTCCATTAAATACTTTGTTTTCTTCTCCGGTTCCAAGTTCATCACTATCGTTCTTGTCAAAAGCAATGTCTGCTATCTCTCCAAACAACTTACCGGAAGCGTTTGTTACCCCCTCTATAGTCGGTTTTATGTCGCTAAAATCAACCTTTATTTCCTTTACTTTCTTTGAAGAATACAGGTTTCTGAACGAATAGTAATCATTTGTACCGGGTATCTTATACGTGTCGTTAAGCGCATTGTAGAATCTTTCCGCTCCATTTGTTTGTCTGTAAATGGAAGGCATCAGATTCTGACAGCGTTCAATCGTTCCTTTTTCATCATCATTCGGATAATAAAAAGGAATGTTATCGGAACTACCTACACCTGTAACTCGGTTTACTATCTTGTAATTAGCATTTGTTTTTTTGATTGAGATAAGTCCTTTCCTATACTCGAAGGGAGTAGAAATTACATTCTCTGTATATCCTATGTGACAAACCTTACCTACAAAGTAATAAGGAAGTTCGTATATGGTATATATGGATTGTAACGCTTCTGCAAGGTACACATTGTCAAGTGAAACAAGTTTGGAATCGGAAGTAATATCATCATCTATGACTACCGAATATCCGATACCCGATTTTGCCATTGAAGCGTTAAGCCGTCCGACAAACTCGTTTATGTCTCCCATGAACTTCACGGAAGTTGAATTGGAATGATATGTATCTGCTCCGGCAGTCACCACGTCCATGAAATACACGTTCTCCAGTACGATACGTTCTGAAACGAACTGGAGTTCATGCTTGTACATAATGCTCTTGTTGTCCTTTGAAGATGTAGGAGTTTGGTCAACATAGTACTTCTCTCCTCTAAATTCTACAAATTCATCTCCAGTCCACAGCTCGTCTAAGCATGAAGGATAGTTTAGTGTAGCGGTCAGCGTGGGAGTTCCTGCCATACGCTGTGCCGTATAGGTGTACTCACCTAATTTTGCAGGTGTATCAGCATTCGGGAACTTTACTTTACTTCCTTGCGTGTCAAGTTTGAATATGTACAGACTTTCCTTTTCCATTTATTCTTTTGCCACATCAATTTGTTCCGTAACTCCTTTATTCTTTTTTTGCTGTTTCTCCAACAGCTTTTGAGCCTCTTCCTTCTCCTTTGCTATACGTTGTTCTTCGTCAGGAACAGATTCTGTGTTCTTCTCAATAGCCGTTTTTGTGGAAAGAATGCCGGCTTGTTTCATTGAAATAAGAATGTTATTGTATTCTGTTGCGCTGAACGGTTGCCATATCTTGAACTTGCAGCTGACACGGAGCTTAGCAAATTCGGTAACAGCATTTATGTTCTCGCCTTTTTGCACCAATTCTTTGGCCAATCCCTCCTTGAACAGACGCATCATCTTGTCTGCGAAATTCTGCCATTCGATTACGCCCTGTTGGGCATTCTTCAAGTCCAAATCACGGGTCAGCGTAATAGCCAGTCCACTAATGTCGCCACTTGACTTGACATCTTTCGGCAAAAGGAAAGTACAAGACGTGTTTATCTGTATCTTCTCAAACAAGTCTTGCAGACTGTCAAGCATCCCTTGCGGACTTGGAGGTGCTTTGAACTCTGCACTTCCGTTACCGTCCATTGACTTGTCTTGCAAAATGATACTCCCGGCAAGTTTTTTTGTCGTTTCTGACAAATTACCTTTGATATACAGAATGCCCCAGCCGTTCCGTTTCTGAATGACAAAGAAGATGTTGTAGATAATCTCGTAAATCTCGATAAGGCTCTGACCGTTGTTCCACGCCACATCACCGCGTTTAGTACACAATGGTATTTCGCTGAAACCGTGCAATATAGGAAGTTCTCTTACAAAACCGCCCTCGCCTGCTTTTTCACCGTCTATCGGTGTGTGCATACGGTACATGTAGGTATCATCGTAGCTATCAATGTATTCCACACCGTCCGCATCGGCATAGTAGATACTTTCAAGCAGCCTGTCACCATTGTTGTCGTTGTGAGATATGATTACATAACCATCTTCATAATTTATCAGGCGGCATTTGATACGTCCCTTATAGTCATAGTAAAACAGAAGTCCTGCATCGCCTGTCGCAAGTTGCGAACGGACTGCCTTTGTACGCCATCCATCCATATTCCTGTCTACCCAATACTCCTTGATTGTGGAATAGTTGGCTTTATCTTTCTCGGAAGGAGTGCCACCTCTCAAAGACAATGTACAGGGATTTCCGCAAAGGTAGATTACGTGGCTCGCCAGTATCTGTTCTTGGAAAGCCAATGCCGTGCGCTGGAACTTGATTTCCTGATATCCCCCATCTTCTAACTTCACGCAAATGCTCGGTAAGTTTTGGTCAAATAACACCTCATGGCTCATCGGGTCAAGCTCTTTCAGAAACTTTTCCTGCGAAACGATATTCTTTTTTACATTCGGAAGCCTTGCCGTGCGTGTTTCGGTAATGGATGCGGGCTGACCGTCGGAATAGTCGTTTGTAGAGCAAGTATCACTTCCTCTGAAAAACGGTTTCTTCTGCAATAGGGCATTTACGTTCTCCAATAGATATTTTTTTTGCTCTTCCCGTGTCATTTTTCCGCATCAATTAGGTTGTAATACTTCATGCAGGCTTCCTTGCTCGGCATAGCAGAGCACTCTCTCGAAGTCCATTTACAGATGATGTCATGTTTCTGCGGAACAACAATAATTCTTCGTTGCCCCTCTTCTTCTTCAATGTTGAACTTGTCGTTCAGCTTCACACGTGCATCCAACACGACCTTACTTGCTTTGATGAAAGTGTCTGAATCTCCACTTGCTTTCGCATCGTCAGCAATCTGTTTCATCTCCGATATTTCTTTCAGCAATGCTTCTCGGTTTTCATCTTTAGATATGGTGGTGATAGCACCGATACCGAAAGGCTTCAGCTTCTCGGCAAGTGCTGACAATACTTTGCTTGACGGCTTACTATCATCTTGGTAAGCCACCTTCTCGGCAAGAGATTTATCTATAAATGTATCGCACATCGCCAAATAAGCCACATCCCTTACTTTCGCTTCAACGCCCTCTGTTTTAAGCGAATTGATAATGTCTTTTATGTCATTTGTTCCTATCATATCCTAAGACCATAGTGTTTCATCGTAAATGCTTTCTCCTTTCCCTACAAGGCTCATTTTCCTCCCCTCTTCCTCTTGGTTGTAATACCCTGCCTGTATCTCACTGCCATATTCAACCATAGCGCATGGCAACATTCGCATTGCACACGGGTCTAACAAGTCCATAGACCTGCCCTTACCCAACATTTGATTCATTTTCTTCTTGTTCCAAAGCCTCTTCTTTCCGCTCTGCATATCGTCAAACCTCACAACCGAACACTCTTCCATAAACTCGTTTTCCACCGTCACCTTGTATTTCAGGTTCTGGTGGGTATAGGTCTGTACAGCCAGTTTATCGTCAAAGGTGAGGTTGCCTTCCTCTATCATCTTGCATAGCCTGATATAGCACATATCCTTTACCGTCATTGCGGTAAGCTGATACAGACCGAAAGGCTTGTTGAGTGATACATAAGGTGCTGCATCGGGGATATAGTCATTGAAATACCGTCCTGCGGTGGCATCGAAAATGATATGACTTTCGGCTGTCCCGTGCTCGAATGCGAATGTCTTTACAGCCATTGCGTTTTCTCTCGGAGTGGACTTGCTCAATATAAGAATGTCGTATGCGTGGAAACCGTCCCAAGCAAGAGCCACAAGGTTGTCCGTGCCGTAGTCCGCCAAGTCAACGGTTACCCATTTGTCGCCGTTCACGGCAGGGTTGTTATTGAATACACCTTGTGCGGAAGTGGAAGGAATAGGTATCTTTTCGTCAGAATCTGGGTCTGCATTGTAGTTTACGCCAATAAGTCCAGCAGCGGAACGTGTACCTGAAGCAGCAACAGAACCCACATATCCTGCGTTGCCCTCCATAAGAGCCTCATTTTCATCAACTGTTCCTTCGTATAGAGCAAACGATTTGATAAAGTCTTGATACTTTGCTTTGCCTTTCAAGTCTTTAATCAAACTATCTATCTGTATCTTGCATTTAGCGTAAACTTCTTCTTTTGAATCGCCCCAAACTGTATCATCAACAGTAGAACCATTTACGAAAAAGAAACGAACCTTTCCTATCCTATCAGGAATACCTTTTCCATCAACTCCAACATACCAATCTATAAACCTTCTCGTCCAGTGTGTGCGTTTCGGATTGAACGTAGCTCGGAATTTTCCTGTAAACGTTTTACTCTTTCCACGGTTACGAGATTGAATATAGGTAAATACTTCCCACGGCATTTCAGTAAGCTCGTCAATGGCAATAGCATCGTACTGCCATCCTTTCGCTCTCTCCCTCATTCGGTCTATGTTTGTAGGGTCTATATAAGTAAGGTCACAATACGCTCCAATTGGAAAAGATATACGTGGAGTATCTGCTTCTTTTACTTTTACATATTCTCCGAATATATCCTTAAATGTATCAACAAATCCCCCTCCTGCTTTTTGGTTTCCAAGGCTTCTACGACTTATCAAACACCTAAAATCAGGGTCAAGCATTAACGGTTCTGCGAATCCAAGAACAAGGCTATAGGACTTCCCGTTTCCAACTCCGCCGGCACCAAAACATATATCTACGTTCGTTGAAGCAAAGTAGGTTTGGAAACCCGGGAAAGGCTTCTTCACTATCGCATTATGTACTTCTTGCTCTTTCATCAAGAGCAAAAATACCTCTTAATAACAAGGTAATATATACTTAATATGACATATATTTATCACTATGATAAATAGCATGATTTATTTATAATTACATCTTTTTATTAAAGTATTACTTTCGCATATAATCATTATAAATTCATACTGTATGAAGTTTACAAAAGAACAGCTTTCAGAAGCACTGAAAGCAAAACTCACCAACAACGGCAAGAAAAACTTGGCTATGAGTGAGAGAAGTTTCAATGAGGAAGTAGAAGACATCTACGCCGATTTGGAAGAGAGTGGTAACAACGAAGAATTGGAGTTGGCAGATGCCGTAGGCAAAAAGATTAAACGCTTGGAGCGTATCGACAACAATGTACGCAACGACAATTCAAAGTTTGTAAAGGAGTGGGAAAAGAATCATCCCCAAAAGAATGAAGAAGACGGTAACGGAGATGGCAATGGCGATGGTGGGAACAAGTCTGAATTGCAGAAGATGCAGGAACAGATTAATTCCTTGCTCAAACGTGAGGAAGAGAACAACAAGGCTAAAGCAGTCTCCGAAAAACGCAGCCAGCTAAAATCAGCCTTAAAAGGGAAAGACGTGAAAAATGAAGACTGGATTAACGACCAGCTTGAACTGATTCACATTGATTCTGAAACTGACGTTGACGCTCTTACAGAAAGACTGGTCAAGAGCTACAACAAGTTTAATGCTAACACTCCACCTAATATCACTCCGGGCGGCGCAGGAGGCGGTACTGAAAAAAGCGACGACTACGCCGATGTGGTTGCCATCGTAAAGAAGCAGTCACATAGATAATAGAAGTAATAATCATTTAAAACGAAAAAAATGTCAGATTTTTATCAGCAAATCCTATTGAACAGTGGCTACCTCCCCGGTAGAGCATTGATTCAGGCTCGCGGAAGCATTGGTGGGCACCGTTATGTTTTCGTAAAGCTACAGATGAGTGGAAAGGACGCACTTGTATTTCCTACCAGTGGTGGAATTGTTAAAAACCCATTCAAAGGTAATGCAAGAGCTTTTGCCGGAACCCTCGCAGAATATGTCCCAAGCAATGGAGAAAATGGTAGTGAAGTACGTATTTTGAAATCGTATGCGGTTGCCAAAGCCACATCAGAATCTACAGACACGGATATTTATCTGAAAAGAGACGGATATTCTCTCATTCCGTTTGTAGGGGATATTCTTATGGTAGCGCCAGCCACATTGACCGGCAAGGGAACAGCAGTTACGGTCACGGCGGTTGAAAAGACAACTGATGGTACAGCCGGGGATGTCTGGAAAGTAACGCTCAGTGCAACACTCGGAGCACTAACTACAAGTTCTGTGCTTGTTGAAGCAAAAGAAGTTGGAGCGTCCAAATCCCCAATGGTTACTAATCCCAATTCATACCTCCCTTGTGACTTTGACTTTGTATTTGACCCAGCTGCATCCGAAGATGATTTCGATGGAGCAAAATACCTTATCACTCCTGCATTAGCATTAGGTGATGTATTCCTATATGAAGATAGAATGCAACCGCTTTCGACTGCATTAAAAGCGCTAAACAAGAGCAAGGTTAAGGGTTGGTTTAACATTTAAAATTGACAAGACTATGCCTAAATTTGATTTTAATAACAGCAGATATGCAAGATTCTTTTCTGACAGGACCAATCAACGTTTCTTGCAATCCTTTATCAATACAGAAGGTCTGCTATACACTAATTATGGTTGGTACAAGACCCAAGGTGTAAAAGCAGGTGCTCCCACACCTACCGCACCCAATGGCATTGCCACTTTTTCTGTGAAAGGACGTGATTTGAAAGCCGCTCCTTTGATGGACTTGCGTGCACCTCTTGGTGACAGTAACCAAATGGATAAGGACGGTCTGTACTGGTACACTGCATCCATTCCTGACTTTATCGCTCCCGGTTTCGTTGAGACAGCTATGGAGCGTGAAGCAAAGGAAAAGCAATTTGAATTGTTTGGTAATGATGCCGACTTGGTAGCCGCATGGGTTCATACCTTACAGTCACAACTTGACAGTGCGGACGCTACCATGAACTTTATGACCGCCCAACTGATGTCAAAAGGTAATATTGACTATCGTAATATCGCACGAGGTATTCAGATTCCATTGCATAAGGCAGACATTCCCGAAGAGAACTTCACTAAGGCAGGCGCAGTAGTCTGGACCGAACCCGAGTGTAAGCTTCTCAGCCAAATGGCGGCTAAAGAAAAGTTCTACCGTGAAAAATGGGGATATGAAGGCGCATTAGTATGGCAAGTAACACGCAAGATGTTCTATGAGGTTATTTTGCAGAATTCAGAAGTCAAGGAACTTATTGAAAGTTTCAAAAAGAACCCTTTGGCCTACATTGCAAGCACTACTACCGCACCGACCACAAGAGACTTGTTCCTTGCCGCATTCCGGGACTACCCTGGTGTTTCTCCAATTGAAATTGTCGAAGAACGTGAGCGCAACCTTACCAATACTGGTGACACATTCGTTCAAGGTTGGGACGACAAGATTGCGGTTCTCCGTCCTGCCGGATATGCTTGTGAGTTTGAATACACTGACAATCTTGACAAGCAGATGTTCGACAAGTATGGTTCAAGCGTAATCACCAAGATTTTTGCCCAAGCCAATGACGGTCTCTGTACTGTAGTAAATACTACAACCAACAACGGATTGTACAAGGAATGGCACACCGATGTTATGATGTCAGCATGTCCTGCGCTGACCACATTCCGCAATCATGTGATTGTAGATACAAGCCAGACTGACGATTAAACGTACAATACATTGCGTAGTAGCTATGGAAAAAACATTTGACCCGATAGCATACCTCAATGGACTTACGAGATTTGTCTTTGAAAAGGACGCTTTGGTGAATATCGCCTACGAGAACGGTTTGATGCAAGTCACAGACCGTTCCGAAATAGACGATACCACAAAAGACTACTGCCTTATTGCCTTGTACGAGCTTGTCATTAATGGCCCGTGGAGCGTGGCATCATCCTCACTCCAGCACGGCAGTTTCAGACAAGACATAGGAAGCGAGACGGTAACGGCAGCTATCATCCAAAACTTGAAAGACCGTCTGAAAATGCTGTATAAAAAGTACGGCATGGACGATGCGCTTGAAAGTATGGATAATGGAGATATGAGTTGGGTCAATGAAAATTCCTTGGATGTTTAGCCTATGTATTTCAGCAGAAAAGCAATAGCAGAATACCCGTTTCATGGCACATTCTACACCGTGATAACGAATAAGCCGGAAGATGGGAACCTTCTCGGTGACGGTGACTTGCTTGGGGATGAAAAAACGGATAGTCCTCCCGAAGTTCCCACTACGGGAGAGACCATTCTTCTTGAAACTGAATGTGACATACAGCAGGCTGCAAAGCTGATTAATTCTGGTACTATCATGGCTGACTATAAAGTATTTTTCCCGTGCAAAGTTGGTGAGAAGCTACCTATACGTTTCAATACCAATTTTAAATGCAAGGATTATGCAATACCAATCCAAGGCAGGGTTATAGGGCTTGAATATAGTCAACTTGGTGGTTGCTCGGTTGATATTAAAATGAGCGAGGTGTAGGCTATGGCAAAGAAGGTTAAGACAGATTCATTGAATAAACTTATAAAGTTCTTATCGGAAGAAGCTGACAAAATAATTGCAGAAGAATTGAATAGGGTTAATTATAAAAATGATACAGACAACCTTCATGATAGCTACGGATGGGGAATATATGTTAATGGCAAACTATCCAAAAGCGGTTATCAAACGAAATACGCATTAGCCCCAAGAATTTGGGAGAGAGAGCCGCTATACGGACGTGATGCAATAACGGATTTTCTTGAACGTAAATATAAGCCCCATGATGGAATTGACCTTGTAATAGTAGCCGCAATGCCATACGGACAAATATTACAAGAAAAGTACAAATATGAGGTAATCGCCATTGCTCAAAACCAACTCAAAGCATTAAGTAACAGAATTAAAGGTTCAACTTTTGGAATTATAAAGAACGGTAAATACTGATTATATGGATAGCAAATACAAAACAACATCAAAAGTGGAGAACTTCTTTTCCATGCTGCTCACCAAAGCGGGTATTTCCAAGAACTTATTTATTGGAAGTATGCCTGCAACGGTGGATAGCGGCTGGAAGGACATGGTGCTTGTCGATGTGCTTTCCATGCGTGATTACGATGCTTATGCCAAAGGTTCTGCCAACGTGTTCTTGTACGCAAAATCAATTGACAGTCACGGCACGAAGCCCGTGAAGGAGCTGTACAAAATGGAACTTGCGCTTGACAAGGCTATTGAATCATGCAAAGACCCCCATTATGTGATTGATGTAAATTTCCGTGATGCAGATTATGACCAAAATAGAAACTACTACTACAATGTGATAAATATAGAAGTGACAATAAGGTAAACAGATTATTAACAAGATAATACTTTAAAATTATGGCAGTAAATAATACTGGCGCAACAGCCAAAAAATTCATTAAGCCTTCTTACATTGTGGCAACTCTGTTCACTGGTGCTGAAGAAGACGACACGCCGTTAGGCGACAGCTATATCCTTGAAGATGTGGTTGAAGACACCACTTCAATCGCTCAAGACGATAACGATGTAAACGACATCGAATGTGAAACGTCCGACAGTCCCATTCTTTCTATCGTGAAGCTCGGTAAATACCAGTTTACGGCTGAGGTTGCAGACACACAAAAAGACCTGCTAGTCGCTCTCATGGGATTTACAGCCGGGACTACTGTCTCTACCAAATACTTTGCTCCTGCTCAATACAAGAAACTGTACGCAAAGATTGACGTAGTGTTTGAGGAAGGGGAAACGATGACCGCATTTGTGGTTCCTAAAGTTCAGCTTAACTCCAGATTGATGCTTGAATCTCTAAATTCCAATATCGGGCGTATCAATCTCGCAGGAACAGCATATGATGCAAATATCGCTGATGGAGAAAAGACTATCAGAACTCCATTTTATGTAGATTCTGCTTATACACTACCTTCAGCAGGATAACTAAATGATAGGTAAAAAGATTGTTTCACAGGGCGGTAGGCTTATATGCCGCCGCCCTTTTTATTTCAAATCATGGCAGTATATAGAGCGAAGAAGAAAGATACACAGCCAAAGAAAAATGTTGTGACATCTCGTACTCCAGTTTCTTATGAATCAATGGAACGGCTGGCAAGGATAATGAATGACAGCCCAAGCCTGGTAAATCTTCACGGCACAGAGTGGTGCATAAAAGGACTGAAACCCGGTGTTCAATGGCTCATAGCCGAACAAGCGTGCCGGATTGTCAAAGGAGAGAAACTGAGCATGGGAGATGTTATCAAGGAGTTTGCAGTAAATCTACCGGCAGTGGCACATGTAATAACCCTTGCACTACTCAATGACAAGGACAGAATATTTTCTGATTACGATAAGAGAGAACTTTCCGAGGAGTATCACCAAATATATGACCTTCTTATGTGGGGAGAATACGATATGAAAGACTGGGCTTTACTGCTGGGTGAAATTCTTAACCTCATAAGCACGGATTTTTTTTTCGAGAGTACCAATGTGATTCAGACCGTGAGGGAAATGACATTGACGAGGAAGATGAAGAAAACGGAACAAAGCTGATAATATCCCGTACCGAATGGGGACAGATGGTTGATTTTCTGCGCTCCAACACTTGGTGCTCTCGTGACGAATACATGTGGGGAATGACTATAGGACAGGTACGGTTAAGCTCATTCGATTTCTCTCACGTGGAATATTTGAATAAGGACAAGAAAAAAAAGAAAGTCAGCAAGATAGGTTCGGCTGACGATTTGAAGAACTTGAATGATTTGGGTATGCCCATAATTAATAAAAAAGGATAACGATATGCCAAATAATGAAGTTGGTGCGTTTCTCCATATGACGCCCGATATACTCAAAAAATTGAATAGATTTGACGACAATCTGACGAAGATAGAGAAGCACGCACATACGGCTGCGGATGCGTTGAAAAACGGGTTTGGCAGTATTGTAATAGATGCAACTAAATTGGAAAATGTGATTACTTCGTTAGCCAAAAAGATAGATGCTATAAAAGGTAATCCATTTGAAGGAGCAGGAAAAGGTGCGGAAGAGACAACGAGAAAGACTACTTCTCTGAACGAAAGCCTTTCACGTGCGGCAGATTTGCTTAACAGAATAGGGCACAATAAAATCGGAGAAGGTTCATTCGCCAACTTTAATATATCCGGATTGAAGCAGGGATATTCGGATTTGAAAAAATACGTTGAGAACATGGACTTGTCAAAGCCGCAACAAAAGGCTGCGGTAGAAGCCATGCGCTACATGAAGATGGAGCTTGACGAGCAACGAAAGACGGACGAGCAACGTGCCCAATCTGCGGAAAAGGCTGCACAACGTAAGGAGGCAGCGGATAAACGTGCTGCAAAAGCTGCTGAAGATGCAAGGAAGGCACAGGAATATGCACAACGCACGACACCACAAGGGGCTTTGGATTATTCAAGAAACACTAAATCACTACAACAGAACGTACAAGCAATCGAATATCTGAAAAAAGCCAGACTATCTTTAAATACCACCGATGCCAACTATAAAAACACGCTTGAACAGATAAACCAAGCCATCGCCAGACACAACCAAGCTTTGGTAGAAGCAGGAGTTAAATCACAGCAGCTTGCTACACGCCACCGCAACCTAATGGATACGGCTGGGCAATTAAGCCGTCAGCTTGCTTTGTTGTTCTCCGTGTCACAGATTGAAGGGTATATCAGCAAGTTGGCAAAAGTGCGTGGTGAATTTGAATTACAGCAGCGTTCCTTGGAAGCCATTTTACAGAATAAGGCGCAAGCGGACCAGATATTCAACAAGACCGTCCAACTTGCTGTAAAATCACCATTCCAAATTAAGGAACTGGTTACATTCACAAAACAGCTTGCAGCATACCGTATTGAGAGCGACAAGTTATATGACACGACAAAACGACTTGCCGATGTATCCGCTGGTTTAGGTGTTGATATGGGCAGACTTATTCTTGCTTATGGGCAGGTAAAGGCGGCAGCATACTTGCGTGGTACGGAAGTTCGTCAGTTTACGGAAGCAGGTATAAACTTGTATGGAGAGTTGCAACGCTATTTTGAAGAAGTCAAAGGTGAAGCATATACCACAGCCCAAATTGTGGATATGATTTCAAAACGAAAAGTAACTTTTGAGGATATTGAGAACATCTTCAAACGGTTAACTGACAGCGGAGGATTGTTCTACAATATGCAGGAAATCCAAGCCGAAACTTTACAAGGTAAAATTTCCAACTTGAAGGACAGCATTGATGTAATGCTTAACTCAATCGGTAAGGCTAATGAAGATACACTGAAAGGCTCTATTGATTCAATTAAAGTGTTGATTGATAATTGGGAGACAGTTGTTGAAGTTGCAAAGACGTTCGGAGTTGTCATTGGCTCTTTGGCTATAGCTTCAAAATTCAAATTAGCATCAAAGGGAGCAATGACATTATCAACATTGTTGAATAAAGGAGTTGATTCTGCTTTTGCATTCGGTAAAGCCCTAAAAGCATCTTTGCCATTAATGGCTTTAGGGTTGTCTATCCAGTATGTAACAAACCTTGTAAGCAGGCTGAATGAATACAACAAAACAATATCAAACATTGGTAATAAGAAATACGAAGCAAAGCTCAAAATTGCAGAATTTGACAATGAGGCAAAAACTGATGCAAGAAAAGCATTGAATGCACTTGTAAAAGAAATGAATAATGCCGGATTTAGCATTAAGATTAAAACGGATTTATCAGAAGAAGAAGCAAAGAAGCAATTTGATGATTACAAAAGGCAATACGAGGAGTTTATAGAGGATATAGCTTCCATTGAAGCCAAATATGCTGCATTAAAGAAAGGAGAGGGATTCATAGGTGAAGCGTTTGGCGGTAATATTGATGAATCATTAAGTTCTTACAGCGAAAAAGCTGGAGAATTGATGATAGTCGGGAACCAAGCAAGAAAAGAGTTACTCCGTATCGCAACTGAATCCAAAACGCTGACAGAGCAGCAAAAACAAGAACTAAAAGAACTTGCGATAAACGCAAAAGATTCAGCGGAAGGGTATGCGGAAGTAGCAAACAAACTTAGAGAAGTTACAAAAGTTGATATTCATACATTCACAACCTCTTTTGGGGCTGCAATGTCCAATGTTACAACTTCTTTTGGTGGACTTCAATCTAAGGTCTTGGAGGGATTCTTAAATACGTCTAAAGGCTTTGATGAGGCAACGGAAAATGCAAAGGAAAAAATAATAGCATTATTCGGAGAGGTAAACAAAGAAATAAGCAGTGATGAGAAGAACAAACTGAAACTTAATATAGATACTCTTTTCTTAAACAAGCAGATAGACGAAGTAACAAGAAACTTAGCTTACAAAATATATAATATTCCAATAGTTAGCACTATTGAAAAAGAAAGTGGGGAAGAAACAAATATTGACCCGAAACTCCAACGTGACATCTTAGCCGAACGCATTTCCCTTATCAAAGAGCTTAACAAGGAATACGAGAAGCTTAACAAGGTAATGGGCAGTGACAAGGCAGCTAAAACCGTTATGGAACGCTACGTATCCCAACTGAAAGATGTAAAGATGCCTAAGAATATCATAGGTGACGCTTTCTTGCCAAATAAGGAGAATACCGCAAAGGCTTTACAGGAGTTTTCAAAGACTATTACCGATTCTAGAAAGAAGATTGGTGCACAAAAAGATGCTAATGTGCTGTTTGATGAAAGAGATGCAGAAGACATTAAGAAGCAGCTCGATATTACCAAGCAAAACATCGAATCCATGTTCAACAGCTTGGACTTGCACCAAAAGCTGAAAGATGCAGGGCTTTCAGAATCGGAGGTACAAGCTTTATTCCCTGGACTTGCAAAGACTTTGAATGATGTGCAGAAAGGCATAGAGATTGAGTTTCAGACAAAGTATGCTGACACATACAAAGACCCTAATACACAACAATACAAAGAGTATCAAGATGCAATAAAGAAACTTGAACAGCAGCGTGTCAAAGAAAGCCAAGACCTTGTTATCGAACTGACCAAGGCTTATAAAACACAGCTTTCAGACCAGTTGCAACTTGACCGCTGGTATTATGAGGAGAGAGCAAAGATAGCCAAAGCTAATCTTACAGAAGAGCAGAAAACGCAATATGAAGCAAATCTTCAAAAACAATATGGAAAGAAGTCTGACGAAAACGCTTGGAAACAATTCCAGAATTCGGATATGTATATTTCGATGTTCGAAAACATTGAAAGTTCTTCTACTCGTATGCTCGAAGCAATGCGTGACAAGCTCGCAAGTTTACGTGAAAACTTGAAGAATCTTCCTGCCGACCAACTGAAAGCTATAATCAACCAGCAGGAGAAGATTGACGAAATGATTTCCCAAAAGAATCCTTTCAGCGGTCTTACTTCTGGAGTAAAAGAGTACATTCAATTCTTAAAGCAAAGGAAGGAACTTGAAGAAGAAAATATTAGAGCCAACAATGCGGTTGCTTACTATACCGAACAGAAAAATGCGCAATCACAGATTGTTCAACAAAAGAAGCAAGAATACGATGCAGCAGTAGAAATATACGGTGTAAATTCGGAGCAAGCAAATCAGCTACGCATACAATGGTTGTTAGAGAAGTCAAAACTTGATGCAATACTCGCTCAACTTGTTGCAGAAGGGAAAATAACGGAAGAGACCGCCGAACAAATCAGAAATGGTCAGAAATTAGGTAAAACCCTATCCGATAAATTCAGCGAAATTGGGAATAATCTCTCTGAATTTTCATCCGGTATCACTGACGTAGCAAGTAACCTTGAAAATGTGTTTGGCACTATGTCTGCCGGAACAGCAGATACAATTAGCAGTATAGCAGAAATAGCGAGTGGATTAGGTCAAACAGCAAGCGGAGTTGGAAGGATAATGTCGGGAGATGTTATCGGAGGAGGAATTCAAGCAATTGGAGGATTGGCAAAAACAATCGGCTCTATATTTAATATTAAAGACAAGAAGAAAGAACGTGAAATCCAACGGCAAATAGACAGTGTGGAGAAACTTCAAAAGGCTTACGATGTTCTCAAAGAAAAGATGGACTTGGCTTGGAGTGCAGCTTCATTCTCGGACATGAACAAACAGACTCTTCAAAATGTGGATGCACAGATTGCTTCATACCAAGCTATGATTAAAGCCGAACAGGATAAGAAGAAAACAGACAAAGACCGTATTGAGGAATGGGAGGATGCTATTGAGGAACTTAAAAAGGCAAGAAAAGAACTGGAACAACAAGCCATTGAAGAAATGGGAGGTATCGGAGAAACAAACTACAAGGACGCCGCCCAAGCATTCGCCGATGCGTGGGTAGATGCCTTCAATGAATCCGAAGATGGTTTGAAAGCACTCCAAGAGACATTTGACGACTATATAACCAATCTTATCAAGAAACAAGCCATGATGAGACTAGTCCAAGCAAGAATGAAGTCTGTTTTTGATGCCATTGACAAATCCGTTACGGAAGGTAGCGCAGGAGGCATCAATCTTACAAAAGAGGAGCTTGCAAACATCCAGGCTCTTGGAGAGAGTGCATTGAAAGGACTAAATGAGGATTTGCTTGCACTTATGGAAACGTTAGGATATACTGGTACAAGTGCAGGACAGAAAGCTGAATTGTCAGCCCTAACCCAAAGCATACAAGGTATAACAGAAACCACAGCAGAAGAATTGGCGGCTCTTTTGAATAGCGTGCGTTTCTTCGTCTCCCAGCAAACAACCGACATTTCCGCAATCAGAACGTTGTTGGATGCCCGATACGGTCTTGAAACCGAATACTCCGATGCGAACCCTATGCTCGTTGAATTGAGGGCACAGACGGGGTATTTGGAAATCCTTTCGGATAGGATAGACCGTGTGTTTGCGCCAAGCGCAAACTCAAAAGGGGCAGGTTTGAGGGTGTTTATGCAATAGGTGTTAATACAACAAAGGCACTCCACTTGCGATAAGTAGAGTGCCTTAATCATAATCCGATTCCGATTATTCGGGAACTTCCGTCAGTATGTATCTCTTTCCGTCTATCACCACAAAATCACCCTCTCTTTCTTCCACTTTCTTAATGGCTTCGAGAAGTTTGTCGGAAAGTATTTTGGCTTCCTGCAAGGTGAAGTAATAAAATTCCGCTTTATTGAAGCACACATCATAAACCTCAATGCCTATTTCCATTCCAAAGCGTTTCGATTTTATGTCGCTGACAGCCACGCTAAATACAATAGGCTCTCCTGCCGAACCTCTTGGAAGTGCTCTATCTTTGAAAGAAACTTCCCTGCTGCTTTTCAGTGTGATAACTCGCTTATCATTATCAACTTTTGCTTCTTCGTATACCATAATTTAGTCCTCCTTAGTTTCTACTTCCTCGTTCATAAACGACTTAATTTCCTCCAGTCGCTTGATACCACGTTCTGCTTCTTCCTTGTCATCCATACAATCGGAAAGATTTTGGATGATAGACTGAACATCATCAGTAGTTCCGAGTTCGCTCATAAACTTGTCAATCTTCGTGTCCGCATCCGCAATCTGTTCCTCAAAATTGATTTTCGCTGCTTCCAACGCTGAATTAACTCTCTTTTCTCGTGATGCACACTTGATTACTTCGATTTTGCCTTTCAAATAGGCGGTAATTCTTTTCATTGTCGTTTATAATTTGAAGTTAAACTTGATACGTTTCCGTTTTCTGCTTTTAGGACATATCTCAATTATTGGTTTATCGCTGGTTTTATGTTGTATCATTACATAGTCCTCATACATTAACTTACATAAATATCTTTGAATACAGCTCATGTATTCATTTATAGGTATTTTTTTAAGATTTTCAGCTACACTCCAGCGGTTGCAAATACTGCTATCTACGTGGTATATATCTACGCCTTTGCTTGAACGTCTTTTTTCAAATTTCGTTATTACACCAACAACGCCATCTTCGTCAAGTACACGAACATAATCACCAACTTTAAATCCCATACTCATATCATTTTACTTTAATACTATTCAGCTCCTGCCACACAAATTGCAATGTACCCACATCATGCTTGAAGTCATCCATATTGTTGCCGTCTGCAAGCGTAGAGTAATTGAAAAGCACACGTGCTATATCATCCGCAAGCTGCTTGGGTGATTGCCACTCATTAAAATACTGAGTAAGTGAAGTAAAATCGTATTCTTTCTTTTTGTTATTATTTGTTTCCATGATTGAATAATGTTTTGGGTTTTAATTATTTTCAAAAAAATATTATGAATATTCCAATAATAGGATTGCAAGTTTCAGCGCTTCATCCTTTGTTATTGTTATACTTTTTGCTTCTCGGGTTGTAAATGGTGTCTCTATTATAGAAAGAGAAATATTATTGATGTTTCCATCGCCTAATCCAACTCTTAAAACAGATGATGATTTACCTTCTATTATATGATATTTAGTCTTCATGATTTATCTAATTTTATATTAGTATTCAAATTAAGATTATGAGATTTTTTCTCTGCCAACCCGGCAGCCGTATTGCTACCGGGGCATCATTTGAACGTTGGTCGTACCCTCAACAGGCATCTTACACTATCTGTTTACGTGGCAATTAGTCCATAATATACGATTCAATCTTGCCAATCTTTCCGAACATCCTGTAAATCTCCATCAGCCAATAAAGGCAATCAGAGTTTATCTCTGAGTTTGTTAGACCAATCTCTCTGATTACGTCTATTATCTTTTCCTGCCACTGGCTTGCGTTGTTCGTTTCCAAAGTGTCGCGCATAGCATTGTATAAAAGCGCACCCTTGTCTTCCAATGATAATTTGTTTCTTTCCATGATGAATATTTGTTTAGTCTTAAATTATAGCAGTATAATGTAGGCTGTCGGGCATTGAAACCGACCGCTAAATGATTGTTTAATAATACTATGCTGCGGGATTTAATTCTCCTTTTATCTGCTTGACGGCTTTCTTCACGCTCCAGCCATTTTCATATAGGGCAATGATGAAACGCACACCTTTGGTAGTCCATACCGTATATACACTTGTTCCTGTCGAACCGTCCGAGCGTGTGTACGTCTGTGTACGGGTTGAGTGCATCCCCCATGTAGAATAAGGTGCATGTAATATCCACTGTCCGCTTTGCCGGTAAATGATTCCGATTTCTTTCAGCTTCTTGTGCAGCTTTTCAGCGTCCATTCCTATCTGCTTGGCAGCTTGTGTACTCGTCTGTGTGTTCACACTCTGCAAGTGGTTGTCGTAGTAGCTGACTTTGGGAGCGGCTTTTTTGATTTCCTCTGTCTGAATCTCAATGGTGACTTGCTGTTGTTCAGCTTGGGCTTCAAGTTGCTTTAACCGTTCCTCTCTCTTGGCAAGGGTGGTTTGGGCGATGGTTAGAGCACGTGCCATGATTTCTTCGGGAGTGTCGTCCTGCTTGGTGACAATGTAGCCGCCTGTCTCTAATACGGTAGGAATAACCTCATCGAAAATCCAGCTTTCTACTTCTTCTGCTTGTGGAAGTTCAGAATTAGCAACTAAACGGACTAAATTACCTTTGGTTATAAACTTAACCTTTTGAATCCCTCCATTTGTAGGGGTGTCCATTTCGTTCACCCCTGCTGATTTACAATGAACTCTGATTGCTTTTTGTGGGTTAGTGTACCCTAAGCACCTTGCAACGTCTGTTGCTGCAAACATCACTTGACCGTTTACAACTACGGTTCGTACTTGCCCGAAGATGGGCGATTGGAATAATTTTAATTCTTCCATAAACAATAAGATTTGAACAATAAAAAACTGCGCTACGTGTTGTTCAAGTTCTTATTGCAAAACTCCGTGGGTATTTCTACTCCACGACACGGCGCAGTTATATCTTTAATATTATTAAGATACACATTTATATATGGGCACAAAAAATGCCGCTATGTTTGCGGCTTCGTACCGCAATAAGATTTGAACACCGCAAAGTAAAGCATAATTTTCGATATGGCAAAACTTTGCGGTGTGTTTTTTAGCATAAACTATTCTTTTACTCTACGTCCTTTGGATGATGAAAACGACTGTAAACTCAACATAGTATATACGGCAGCATTGTATTGGTCTTCTTTTTCAGAATACTTGTTTTTAATAGGTTGAAAATAATCATCACTATCAATCAAAGATTTGACAGTATTTAATAATATTTTTTCATTATCGTCTTCATCGTATTCTAAATATTCATAATACATAGAATCTTCATTACCTTTATTTTCCTTCATCAGATAATATACGCAATTCATTCTGGTATATCCACCAAAGGTGTTTTGCCCTCTTGCTACACATCTTAATACGCAAAGGCTGTCATTACTTATAATAGTTTCTACATTATCAATCTTAACAGATTCAGGATTTTTAGCCATTTCAAGCATGGTTTTCTTCATTTGTTTTTTTGCTTTGCTTTCAAGGCTGTTACTGCATGATACCAAAGACACGGCAAACAGCAATAATAAAATCTTTTTCATGTGATTATTTTTTAAGTGATTAATCATTTTTTATGCTGCCAGCAATAGATACTTCCTTTTGCGGCGGTTCTCTTACACCGTGTGCCTTTCTTGGTTTTTGCAGCACATCTTCTCTTGGTTACATTTGTACCCGAACCTCCTCCGCTGCCACTGCCACCACTATTGCCACCTCCGCTTGGGACATACACACCTTGCTGAAACACACGTATTGTATCTCTAAGGTTGTATTTGTCATTGAACACCTCAACAAGACCTTCTCTATCATCCGTACTCTTGTTCTCATGAACATTTACATGGACGTATGTATCGCTACAATTGCAATTTATCCAATCACCTCCGTCTATTGGTCTTGCATCGAAATGGTCAAGCGTGGTTATTATTTCTACATCTTCCGTTGTTGGATAAGACATAGCATATACGCTTCCACAAGCACAAAGCATATTGTATTCCTCAATCTCATAATCACTGCATCCCGATATTATCAATGATGCAATAGCAAGAAATAGCTTCTTCATTTTCTCAACCCTTTCTTAAAGTCGCTGTGAAACTTCTTTGAACTCTTATAAGCATCTCCACCGAATATCCAGATGAGAATGCAATAAAAAATAGTATGTCCATAGCAACGTTACATTTTAGTTAAACGTCGCAAAATTACCACATAATCCACAATGGAGCAAAAAAAGAGGCATGTTAGAAAGCAAGGTGTCCATTAACACTAATTCCAAAGAGACCGGCTTTACGTGTAGTTATGCAATAAAAATGAAGCGGTAGGATGTTCTCTTACCGCTTCATTGTGTGCTATTACAAATTTGCAAGCCACTTCTTTCCATACTTGGTATTAAGCCAAATAGCAATGATAGAACCTATCACAGCCATTACTGCAAATAAAGATATTAATGCCTCCATATAATTATAGTTCTTTCAACCATTTCTTTCCGGATTTAGTATAAAGCCATGCAAGAAAAGCTCCTCCTAAAACAGAACCTAATATAAAAAAAGCTGTAAGAGTTTCCATAAAACCTCCTATTTTAAAATTTTGTTACCTATTAAAGAAAATATAATAGTGAAAATCGTACCAGCTATTATTAATCCCCAATTTATACTATTATCCATATTTGCATATATAGGCGTTAATCCGCCTAATACAATAGCTGCAAAAGTTAGTTTTGCAAGGTCATAAAAGAATTTTCCAAGAGTTTCACGTCTTACTTTATCCTTTTCTTTAACCTCTTTCTTAGCTTCTTGTATTTCACTCCAATTTCCCATTTATATGTAAATAAACACTTGTTTATAACAACAAAGGTATGAATCATGTTTGAAAAGCAAGTAAAATAGAGTAGATATATTTATAATTTAGACTTTTTTAAAATTACAAGAAAAACATATTTTTCAATTCTTGAGCTTCCCACTTTTTACTTTCCATATACAATCGGCAGCCCATTGTACAATATATGCCCTCGCCTCCCCATCATCAAAACTAAAACCGCCCACTCCGAAAGAATCTGATATAAAATCAGAAATATGGCTTGCTTCATGAGCTGTTACTCCAACAGACATCTTGTCCTTTCTGAATATAGAACACAATATTCCTACCCACCCACTTTCTTTGTCACTTACGGGAATACACGTTGCGATGCAAAACGTATCCCTATTCCAGGTATCTGGCGTAAAATCAGTACGCTCCATATTATCCGTCAAAGCATAGTACTTATCCTGCAAGTCCTCCAAGGACGGATTAATGCAAACCCACAATCTGAATGGATATACTTGTGGGTTAAACTCATATATCTGACTTTTCTTGTTCATAATTCCACTTTTGTTTCCACGATATACTCTTTCCCAACTTCACGACCTAATTCATCGTAGGACACACGCCTAACAAATCCGACATCCGAAACCTGCACTCCAGTTTCATCCTCAAATTCATTCAGAAGCCCGGCTATCTTGTCGTTCAATTTCTGCTTCTTTTCCTTTACCTCTTCAACGTCCATGTCAATTGCCAGTTTTCAAATATATATTCTTCAATTCGTCCTTTTTCAAAGCTCCGTACTTTATTGCACGGTCTATACGCTTACGGGCATTACCATCTTTAGATTTCGCACTATTCTTGGAATTATCCTTAGATACAATCAGCTTAACCAACTCGTTCAAAGGAATAGGCTCTGCAACAGCTCTATCCCAAATGGAACTGAAAAAATCTTTTGCCGGTTTACCCATAAGCAACTTCTTTTCCGTTTCATCCCCCACTTTTTCAAAATGCAAGTAAGGTTCGGCCACAATATTGAAGTAAGGCAGCAAAGACTTTTCGTCCGGTTCACTCACCATACGTGTTTTCAGTAATTTTAGGTATCTACCCCCTACCCTTGTGCGCCCAATGGCAAATACCCCGTCTGCAAAATTGGAAAGTATCTTGCTCCCGGCCATGTTCGTCTTAGACAAGGGCTTCCATTCCTCAATCTTAGGTGTATGCGCAATTACCATGATACTGATTTTCAGTTCACGCTTCAATCTTGTAAGACCGTCCATAATAACTCCGGCATACTCCGCTTCTGCCGTCTGCGTAGAAAGATAGGAAAGATTATCAAGTATCATAACCTTTGCACCTGTATCAATCAGCTTGTCTTTTATGCCGTCAATCACGTTCATGCTAAAATCCTCGCTGTCCACTTCTTCCGATATGGTGCATCGGATAAGCGACTTCGGGAAATCAGCGTTCCCGTACCGTCTTGCAAGCTGTCTGTCAGAAAGCTCAAAGTCAAAGTACAAGACCTTTTGAGGGCTTACCTCCACCTCCGCACATTCGCTTCCCCCTTTGGCTATCTCGTAGGCTATTTGCGTGGCAAGAATAGACTTACCGATACCACTGTCAGCAAACAAGAAAACAAGTTCGTTCTCCCACCAAAAATCACCCCACAACCTATGGATAGGCGGCTTCTTCTTGCCGTCCTCAATGACAGACTGCATATCGGAAGAACTGAATAATGGCATTTGCTCAACCACATCCCCATCATCAGGAATAGCCGAGGCGTTATTCTCAAAGCACTCTATGTCGGATTGTATTTGTTCTTCTTCGTTCATATATTATTTTTATCCTTGAACCTTTTATGATTATACCAACTATTTCTCCACGGGTCTCCCTTTCTAAAGAAATTGCACCTTGCAAAGTAGTGTTTTACTTTTCTCTCAATATCCTTTGGAAGTTCCTTTGTATCGTGAAGGAAGTCATATATCTGCTGTTGGAACCTTGTACTACTCATTACCTAACCCATTCGGATTTAGTTATACAATTCATGAACTCACTTATAATCATGATTGATATGCGGTTCAGAGTTATCCACATACTTCTCATGTACCACACCATTACCTTCAGTCGTGAAACTACAGTCTTTCCCATAGCGTATAACGCAACAGTGACCTTCACACATGACACGTACTTTCGATTTTCCGCTTAGGTAAATCTCCGATACAATTCCCTTTCTAACATTCACATTGCACTCGCAATCTACAAACAATGTAAGCGTGGAACGTATATCAACATCACTCTTATGGGAAACATACATTTCGGATGTGTATCCGTCCTTATTTCGCTGCCATTTACCATTTATGTAATCGGAAAAGTTCTTTATGATATACGAAGGAGACAATCCCCACCCGTTAGATATGCTGTCAGCAATCATATCCATTCCTTTTGCGTCTGTGGCAATCTCCATCAACTTCTCCTTGCTTGTGGCCGCATCCCATTTGTCTTTATATGACGTACACAATCCGAGCATCATGGCATTACGTTTAAAAGAGAGCAAATCATTCATACAATCGGAAATTTTTTTAGTTCGACCTCAATAAGTTCATTAATCCTCTTCACGTCACTATCAGAACAAGGAATATCCTTATACATTCTGACAGACCGTATAATATTACGTGCACGAATACGAGAATGCTTTTCTAACGCGCTGTACGACACCCCAAATCGGTCATGCGCAACCACAAACACGGCAGGTCTTGCCATCCTTTTTACGAACGGTATATTTGTCTTCCCTTCGTATAAAGACAATGGAGATATGGGCGAATATTTATCCTTGCAGAATGCTTTGTTTACGCAATCGCACACAATACGCTCAACCTTTCTTATAACGCCCGATTTTAAACAATCTTTTCCTTCTGACATACTTCTCTATGATTTTCTTTTGGTCATCATTATATATTTCTCCGCATACATACATATTGCCGATTACAGCTTTCTTAAAATCAATAATCTTTTTGCCTTTCATCCCTAAACCGCAATCAACGCCCTTAGATACAGCAGGAATAAGTACATGGGTATTCATATACCCTTCTACCGGAATCGCATTAATTTCAAATCTAAGATGCCCTTTTCTTATCCGTATGCCTCCAGTTTCCCAGTCAGGCAAGAATATACCTTTAGTAACCTCCCCGGTTTCCTTGTCCTTGAAAGAAACCCATTTCGCACCGGGATGATTTCCAATATCGATATAGATACGATATACGTTGTCTGGACTATACCTATCTTTCCTCGGTTTCAACACTTCCATCGAATACCTCCTTGGCTTCCTCTGCCATGATAACCTTCTGCTCAAATTCAGCATTCGCCTTCAAATCTTCTTCAGGTGGCGTAGTGTTCATTGCTTTATTCAAATCTTTCATCTGACCTTCCATCCACTTCATATAATTTTCGGCTTCTTTCTGTGCGTCGTTAATATCTGTGAACACAGTCATTGGCTTTATAAGGTTTGCTTCAGTCAACACTTTCATACCGTCCAAGAACTCCTTGTTGGTGGAAGTAGTTTCCCCGAACATTTCATTCTCCTTGCCTTTGATGGATTTCTTGAAGTCCACCATATACTTCAACCATGCATAGAGGGATGTTTCATGCGCCACACCGTCCAATCCTACTGCGTATGGAGTAGTGAACACCCGGAATCCTGTGTAGTTCTTAAAACAGGCATATCCTTTTGTGATTACAATCTCAAACGAACCGAAGTTTTCTCTCTCCAGCACATCTTTTTCTTCTATGATAAACTCAAAGCCTTTGGTTTCTTTCTTCTTTGCCATAGTTATTCTTCTTTTAAATCCTTAAACTTACCACTTTTCACATTCCAAATGCAATTAGCAGCCCATTCGATAAGGTACGCCCTCGCTTCTCCATCGTCAAAGTTAAACCCATTCAATCCAAACGAATCGGATATGAAGTCCGTGATATGGCTTGCTTCGTGGGCAGTCGTTCCGACAGACAATCTGTCTTTCCTGAATATCCCGCAAAAGATACCTATCCAACCGCTTTCCTTGTCGCTTACAGGATAGCAAGACGCAACGGTAGTCGTGCTGTTCCACGATTCTTCGGCATCAAAATCTATTCGTTCATTCTTATTGTTTAGCAGCCAAAACTTATCTTTTACATCTTCAAATGACGGATTTACGCTTACCCACAATCTAAATGGGTATATTGTTGGGCTGAACTCGTGTATTTGGTGTTTCTTATCTGTCATATTTATTATTCATTTATGATTACATACTTCCGTATTTGAACGAAGCAAAACAATCATTTTCATCATCAACGAAAAAGCCAAGTTCATCAAGGACTTTCTTGTCCTCATCAGAAACAACGCTCGGGTCAACATCAACATAAAGAATATCATGCTCGCAAAATGTAGGGTAATTTTTATTACCGTACTTTAAGAATATCTGCAACGCCTTAATTAAATCTTCCATGATTATTCCTCCTTTCTCGCGTTCCTACCTCTTCTCTGCTTGAACGCTTCCTTAGCGTCCTCTACCTCAATAACACACTCTCCTTCGTCCTCAACGGTGGCAATGGCTTCGTTATCTTTTAGTTCTTCCTCAATAACAGGATTAACCGCTTCCTCCGCTTCTTCCACAACAGACTTCCCGAATCTAGGTTTCTCTTGGTTCATGTTCAGCTTCTGCATATCCATTGCGTACTGCAACTGGTACGCCTTGAACTTCTCATCGTCCGAATCAATGATTTCATCCGCATAACCGGGATAGTGCATGGCGATAGTTCGTCTGTTTGCTTTCATAGCCATTCCCAACGCCTCTTCATCCACGTACATATACGGATGGATGGAGATAAGCCCATCAATAGGAGAAAGCCGTCCGAATGTCTTCTTGTACTGGATAAGTCCGTCTGCCCTCTGCTCCACAATGGCGTAGGCATTCATGAGGTTCTTCTTTTTGATAAGAGCGATAGCCAATATCCAAGTAAGCCCCAGTTCGGGATTGAACTTCTTTGGCAAATCCTTGCACTTCGCAAAGGATAATGCTTCTGACAAAGTTTCTTCTTCTAAAAACATATCGTTATTTTGTTTGATTGTTATTCAAATATCCATTTTCCGCACACCAGCAAAGCAAATTATAGGCTTTAACAAGAATATCTTCATTCCCTCCAAAACAAACCTCATAATCATGCTCATCATTCATATCAGTATAGGAATATGCTGCATAATCTTTCCCTAGTTCAAGACATGCCTTACCTAATGGATAACGCGCATATTTACATGGAACGTCTTCAGGTAACATATTGATAATATCCTGCAAAGTGAACACTCCACAATCTTTTCGACATGAATGGTCGTAATAGGAAGAATCCGCGTCAAACAATTCAAAACTGGCCTCATACAAATGTGCAGATATTGCAGTCAAGGAGGTTTCCCAGTCCAATGAGCAGCTATCATCGTCTGTAGCGATAAGCACCATGCTCGCTTTACTCGTATCAACACCCAAATTCCTCAGATGCCGCATCCGCTCGATAGAAAGTGTCTGATTCTTCATAATTTAATTTTATTCGTCAGGAAATTGTTCGTCATATCCGAAGGAATGTCCGTAAACGTTCTTGAACGTAAACGTCACTTCCTTGTATTTCTGTCCGTAAAGGGTGTCGCTTTTAGGCTCTGTGGCTCCTGAAAGGTACATCAGAACCTTTCTCTTTCTCGCTGTGTCACGGTAGGCAATCTTGGAACCGGTAATGAGAGCCATAAAGTCACGGTAAGACTTATCATCCTTGGTATCATCCTCCAAGAATATCAATGTCAGCTTTATAGTTGTCTGCTTGTGTGCTGGTGTGCCGGAAACATACACCTCCGCCTTACTTGTCTCGGCAAAATCCTCTGAGTACATATTGGTAGGCTCTCCATAAGAATTAAGTCCGGTACACTCCTTATATCTCAGACCCGGAAAATCCAATTCTAAGTCTCTCCAAATAGCATCAGGACCACCGTAACGCATCATATAGAACTTGCATTCTTCCATAATTATAGTGTATAACAACTGCAAACATAGCAATTTATATTGATTTATTCAAGTTTTACTTTAATATTTAAATATTATGCCTATATTTGCAAGAGGCTTTGATATAAAGTGAACAACACTTCATTTTTTAAGTTAGTATTTCAAAATGGGCATCCCGCTTGCGATAAGTAGGATGCCTTTATGTTTCAAATAAGGACACACAGGCAATCCCGCACCATATGAGCACATCCCTACCAAGACAAGGGGAGCTTTAATTCCAACCCTCGCCAAGACCACACAGCCCACATAGCATAAAAATCAAATGTCACTATCCTAGCACAAGTAGACCTTAGGTCAGACTTCGCCCTCCTTTTACCCGCGCTACCTTGCATTGCCAGCTACCAAGTCATAACCTATTAGACATACCCTTATATAATAAAGGAAAAATGTCCAATCCAAAATCCTAAAAAGAAAGTAATACAAAGAAAAAGTGAGCGAAGCGAACACCGCTCTCCCTTTTATTATGAATATAATGAAAGGGGGTTATACACATACTGCATAGCGAAACACCAACGTAAACGCAAGCATCACCAAGATGAAAAATAATATTATTTTATATACAAATCAAACAATGACTATAAAACATCACAACATTATGAAAAGCGCGAAAATCCAGAAAAAAAATAAAAAAAATTGAGAGAGGACGGATGTTCACGGGCTGCACTGGCATAGGGGGGGGGGGTGGGTGTAGTTGGCTTATGTGAATGCGCGGAACGGGTGCACGATGATAAACAACGGTTTACAACGCTCGTTTGCTTCGTTGTGGCTGGCTTTAATAGACACGACACAACGACAAAAAGAATATACGAGGCACATTGCTAAGGTGAAACAAAACAGTTATTTGTCTCATTGTATCAGCTTTAGGCATATGTTATAAAGCATACTACTATGCCAATTTATTTACAAAAAACTCATCATTTTATTTGCATGTATGATAAATATTTCGTAATTTTGTAGTGTTGAAAGATGAGAGATACAACACTACAATACAGGCTGTTATCTCATTGGTCAACAAGCGTGATGTATTAATATGATGGATATAAAAAGAGAGCCTTAACACTGCAATGTTAAGACCCTCGTAAGAAGGAAGTACGAAAGTACCCCACCCATATCTGGAGCAAAGGTACTTTCAAATTTCTTTTCTTGCAAATATTCCTCAAATTAATTTCGTTGGCTTATTATAATGATGCAGTATGCAGCTATCGTGCAGATAATGTATACAGGCTGTTATCAGGCTATTAATCACGCTATAAGGTTGAATTATTAACAATTTAAATATAGCATTATGAAAGCAATGAACTTCTACACCGCAAACGGTTGGGCAGGCTCAAACTATGACAGCAAATTAAGTACTAAAGAAATCGCTGCAAGGGTCAGGGCTTTTGCCAAGAAGAATTTCCCGGAGTTTAAATTCTCGGTTCGTTCTGAATGGAGTATGTACACAGATTCAATGTATATCGAGCTGAAAGAAGGTACTTGCATTCCTTTTGTTGAAGGTTCAAGAAGTGCAGAACGTGGGTACATGTCTACAATGTCAACCGTAAAAGGCTGGGAAAATGAGTTAACGCCGGAAATGTTTAAAGTGTTGGACGCTGTTACGACTTATGCAAGTTCTTTCCGTTACGATGATAGCGACGGTATGCAAGATTATTACGATACTAATTTTTATTTGAAAATCAAAGTTAGCGACGAATATAAGGTTGTAGAGCCGAAAGCGAAGAAAAGCAGCGTTAAGGCTGAAAAGGTTGAGGAAGCCAAAGAAGTTGAACCCGTGACGATTGAAGGTCTGGAAATCGTGGACTACTCCGAAAAAGCGATTGCAGTTTTTGGCGATACGAAGGCTATCAAAGAGCAATTAAAGGAACTGGGTGGACGCTTTAACCCGTCTTTAAACTACAACGGGGAAAAGCGTGCCGGATGGATATTCAGCAAGAAGCAAGCGGACAAGGTGAAAGAATTGATAGCGCCTACAGAATTGCCGGCACTCCCTGAAGAAATATATATCCCGGAACTAGCAGAAGAACCCCAAGAGAATGACACCCCATTAATTATTGATGATTATGCAAAATATGATTCATTTGATTATCCGGCAATACCCGAAGAACTAGACGGGTTTAGACTGGGGGAGGTCGTTTATGATCAGTGTGGAGAAATAGGCGTTATATTGGCTTTTAATGAAAAAAACGGTACTGCCCGTGTAAATTCAAACGGTTGTTGCAATGTCGGTAATTTAAAAAAATGTCCTAAACCTTAATTACGCAACACTATTATAAATTAAACTTTTTAAGCACCTGAGCAACAAAAAGTTGCTCAGGATTTTGCCATGTCAGATTTTTCACCTATCTTAGTGTTGCAAATCAAAA